TACATCATATAAACCATACCCATCAGGAAATTCTGATTATAAATCAGCTTCATCAGTAGAAAGAATAGAAGCATTTATAAAATTAGGTAGACCTGATCCCGTACAGTATGAAGATGAAACGGGCCCCGTAGATTGGAATACGGCAAAATTTTATGCTGAAGAATTATTATATGAATGGGCAGCAGATAAAGGAAGGGATTAATATGAAACAACCAGACGCAAAAAAACACCAAACAATTAGTTTTATTAAATCTTGGATTAGGATCATTGGATATTTTTTCATACCTTTTAGTTTAGTAACAGCAACAATAATATTAGTAATAAGTGAAATAATAGGAATAATAGAAGAATTAGTATAATATGGGAAAATATCAATCAACAAAAATATTTGACAACTACTCAGTTGCAATAAGGCAATGGAAAGCACAACATTCACACTGTCAGTTATTACATGGATATGCTTTAAAATTTAAAGTATGGTTTGAATCTAATACTCCATTTGATGAAAATGATGGGTTAGATGATATGAACTGGATTGTAGATTATGGTGGGTTTAAAGATGCACCTAAAGGTAATGGTTTAAAATCATGGATGAATCATATGTGGGACCACACCACATTAATACAAAAAAATGATCCTTATGCTGATATATTTGAACAGATGGGTCAAATGGGATTAGCTAAAGTACATTTTTTAGATAAAATGGGAGCTGAATCTTGTGCTAGAATGGTATATGAACATTTTAATGAAGTTCTATCTAAAAATGATGCTGGAAGATGTAAAGTAGTAAAAGTAGAATGTTTTGAAAACGATAAAAATTCAAGTATATATTATGAAAACAAGTAAAACACCAAAAAATTATATCTACTGGGTATTTACAGATCATTATTTTAATAATAAACAAGGTATAGGAAAATTTATAGGTATGTTATATGGAATATTCCAAGTAATATATGTTCCACCTTTTGTATTAGAAGAATATTATGGAGGATGGATTCCACTTTTCCCAGTTATATTAATGTATATAACAATATGGGGATTTTTAATAGGAATTACCTTACAACCTTATGGAATATATAGAAAATTAAAAAGAATGAATTGGTGGGATAGAATAAATAATGATTTTAAATAAGTTATGGGATTAAAAAGAATAGAAGATTATAATAAAGTATTACCAATTTTAGAATTATATAGGTGTGTACAATCAGAAGGGTCAAGATTTGGAAGGCCTACAATAGCAGTTAGAACAACAGGATGTACCCACAGATGTTTCTTTGGAGATGGTGGTTGGTGTGATTCTTGGTATACAAGTATTCATCCTGAAAAGGGTACATTTACATTTAATGATATTATTAAAATATATGATGAAAACCCTCACATAAAAGAAATGATGTTAACAGGTGGTTCACCTACAATGCATCCTGCTTTAGTAAATGAAATAACTCATTTTGCTAATGAAAGAGGGATATTAATTACTATTGAAACTGAAGGTTCTCATTTTTTAGAAACAGATTACCCGATAGGTTTAATATCTTTATCACCTAAATTTTCTAATTCAGTACCTGTAATAGGGGCATTAACACCTAATGGAAAAGTTACAGATGAAAGAATGGTTAAAACCCATAATAGACTTAGATTAAATAAAGAAGCTATAAAAAAAACAATATATTACCATCTTGATTATCATTTTAAACCTGTATGGGATGGTACTGAAGAAAATCTTAAAGAAATTGAAGAATTTAGAGAAGATTTAAGAATACCAAAAGATAAAACTTATATAATGCCTGCGGGAGACACAAGAGAAACTTTAATACCTATGTATAAAAAAGTATTTAAAATGTGTGAAGAAAAGGGATACAATATGACTGGCAGAGACCACATAATAGCTTTTGATACAGAAAGGGGGGTATAGTGAAACTTTTATATAAGGGATATACCCCAAAATCATCAGATAAATACATTTTAACCTCTTGATTATGTTATATTAATTAATTTTACTTCATTTTTAGCGTATTTATAGATATAAATTTTATTAATGGCTACAATAAAAATAAGTGAATTAACAACCCTTACTAGTGGAAGTGTTACATCTGCTACAGATATACTACCTATAGTAGATAGTGATGCTAGTATTACTAAAAAAATAACTGTAGACGATTTAGCAGGAGCTATGTCATCTACTCTTCTTGAAGCAAAATACCAAGATACCTTTTTTGTTTCCCCTTCTGGATCGGATTCTACGGGTGAAAAAGGAAACATTTCATTACCTTTTGCCACTATAGCAGGTGCAAGAAATGCTGCTACTGGATCTTCAGGATATAATAAACTAATTCATGTATTTCCTGGTACATATGAAGAACAAGGATTAGCATATAGTGGTAGTTTTTATTTTGCTCCAGGTTCAATTTTACAAGCCCCAGTTCAAGCATCTGCAACAGAAATACCATTATTCTCTGTTGGTACTGATAATATTCAACATATTAATATATTTGGTAAAGGTAATTTTATCTCTCAAAAATCAACAGATAATGATGATAATTCAAACATTTTAAGTGTAATAGGAACAGGTAGTGCTTATTTGGAAGCTAATTATATTTTTAATGAAAAAAGTAATGGTATTTTCCTTCAAGATAGTGCATCCGCTATATTAAAGGCAAATGAATATGAAATTGCTGATGGTTATATGATAACCCAAAGAGATTACTCAGTAGCTACTATAGACTTAGATACTATAAACCATTATGGTGCTGGAGCTTTTGCTTATGGGATGTTTTTTAGACAAGGATCAAGCGCTGGTTTTTTTGGTCAATCTACAGTAAATGCTAATAAAATAATCTCTACAGATAGTACATTTTTATCATGTACTAAAATGGGGGTTGGAGCTAGAGTTGATATAAATGCAAACACAATACTTGTTTCAGGTTCATCTGATGAATTTATGACTTGTATTAATAGTTTTGGAGAGCATTACATTAATATAAATGGTAATTTTAATACTACTAAAAAAATATATAGAACTTACCCAGCAGCATCTAATTCTGGTATGAGGCTTATTTTAACGGGTACCGCAAAAGTATCAGGTTCACAATTTCTAGAATTTACCTCTAATGAAAACAATGCTGAAATAACCTCAGATATGTGGGTAGAGGTAACAGGAAGTACTAATGCTATAACACATAATGGAAGTACGGGGGCTAATTTATTTTTAAATAGAGGATTAACTAATGAAACTGTAGATGGTAATGGTATTATATACACGGGGACAGGTAATTTAGTAGTAGATAATTATAAAATTACCCTATCAGGATCTTTTATTTCACCTACGGGATATTCTATTTCAGGTTCTTCAACCCAAGATATTTTAGTAATGGGTCAATTATCTTCAAATGCTTCTACTAGTACAGGTTTAAATAATACAGGACCAGGTTTAGTTAATACAGGGTATTCAGGATCTAATAATTTAACTATAGCAGGAGCTACAAATTCAACAGCATCATTTGGTTCTATGGTTTTAGAAAGTTTACCAACAACAAAACCAACTCTATCAGGATCTCTTTGGTTATCAGGTAGTGCGGGGCAAGGATCTCAGTACTTAGTAGTATTTAATGGAATTTAACATATTTATTACAAATAAACATTATGGCTTACAATATTCCTCCTTCAGTTTCAAAAACTATTATTTCTAATCAAAGAAAATTACAAGGACCAACAGGAGGGAATAGCAATATCCAAAATAAACTTCAACGTGGGACTGATACAACATCAACTCTTTTAATGACATCAGATCAACTTAGAAGTCAAGGACCTAACGGACCAACAGGAGGGAATAGCAATATTCAAAATAAACTTCAACGTGGAACTTCAACAGTTAGTCCTGTTATCTCAGATCTTTTAATGGTTGGTAAGGGACCTAACGGACCAACAGGAGGGAATAGCAATATTGCTAATCAACTTCAAACTTATTCTGGTGGGTATGTAAAACAAATAAAACAAAAATCAACAATACAAAGCCCAACTGGAGGGAATAGCAATATTGTAAATCAACTTTCACGTGGAATACCAGCATTGAAAAAAATAAAAGGTGACCTAAAACCTTCTAAATCATCAGGAATTAGTCCTAATAATCAATTATTTAATAATGCTCAAGCTGAACATAACCCAACAACCTCAATTCCATCAGCTAAACCATATCAGACTCAAACAGTAAGTGTTTCACAAAAACTACAAAAACAACAAACTGAAGGAAATGTTCATTTTGCACCTTCACAAGGACTTATAAAATTAATAAAATTACAAAAATCAAGAGAATTAGGAATTAATACAACGGCTATTGCAGCCCTTGCTTTTGCACCAAATGAATCAGGTGGTGGAAGTCAAACCCCAGGTTCTACACCACAATTAGAGTTAATAACACAAACTTCATTCCCTTTAATGACACAAGGTGGAGATTTTATTATAGCAAATCAACTTTAATTTTTTTGGTAATTTTTATTATTTTTAACGTATTTATACAACGATAATATATAAACATTAACACATAAATGGATTATTCAGTATTAGATTGGCAAGCATTTAGAAAACTTCCAGAAATTGAGGGTTTACCTCTAATGGAACAAAAACAAAGATTTTTAGCAATTCAAAACAATGTTAATTTACTACTAGAAGGTAGAGCTCAACAACAGCTTATGATGTTTATGATGTCTATGGCTGCTTCCGGAGGATTTGTTCCAGAAGTTACAGACCCAACAGCAGGACCAGAATTAGAATTAACAACAGAAAGTTTAATACCCTTAATGACTCAAGCAGAAGAGTACATAATAGCAGAACAACAATAAAATTAAAACATGGCAACTAAAAAAATTACCCAATTAACAGGATTAGTAAGTGGAAGCGTCGTTTCCGCCAATGATGTACTTCCTATAGTAGATCTTGCTAATGACATAACTAAAAAGATTACAGTAGATAACTTAGCAGGAGCAATGACTGCAAGTTGGGCTTTAAATGCTATTTCTGCATCTCATGAAATAACACATGAAGTATCCTCATCTTATGCTCAAACAGCATCTTTAGGTGCATTAGGATTTACAGTAGAAGCTAATATTTCAGGAGGTTTTACATCAACAGCATCCTTTGGAACATATGTAGGTGATACAGCAACTTTTATACAGGGAACAGGTTTAGATAGTGTAGCAGTTGGTCCTAACTCAATAGCCAGTACAGAAGGCGCAGTTGGAATAGGAAGTGCAGCACAAGGGAAAGGTGATATTAATTCTACCGCAGTAGGTAAAAGTGCAATAGCAAATGGAAGAGGTGCCACAGCAATTGGTGATGATGCAGATGCAACAGCAAATCAATCAGTAGCAATAGGTGCAGCAGCAGCAGCATCAACTGTAGGAGCTGTTTCTATTGGTTTATCTTCTCAAGGAAAAGGTGGTGTTAATGCCACTGCAGTAGGTAAAAGTGCAGTAGCAAATGGAGCAAGTGCTGTAGCAATTGGTGATGATGCAGATGCAGTTGGAAGTAATGCAATAGCAATAGGAGCAGGAGCAGGAGCAGCGGGTGCAAATTCTATAGCAGTAGGACAAGGAGTAAATAGTGTCCCAGCAAGTCAATTAAGAATGGGTAATAGTTCAGTTATCCCATTATCAGCTTCTTTAACAACAGGTGATGTATTATTTCCAAGTACAGCATCAGCTGAATTTTTTGTAGGTGATGGTTCTCTTTTAACAGGAATATCTTCTTTATATGAAGCTGGATCAGGAACTCTTTCAATCCAACCAACGATAGATACCCAAAACACATCTTCAGGAGCTTGTTCTAGTATAGGTGGTGGAAAAAAGAACACAACCTCAGGAACCTATGGAAGAGTAGGTGGTGGATGTGGTAATCAAGTAACTACAAATAGTGTACATGGAGCTGTTTTAGGTGGTAGAAATAACTGTGTTGCTCCTGCTAATTCACAAACAGGAGGAGGTATAGTTGCAGGCCAAAACAATTGCGTTTTAGGTGGCTGGGGATTTATTGGAGGAGGATTTGGAAACTGTGCTGGTGGATTTGCACAAATAACAATAGGTGGTGGTCAAGCAAATACAGTATCTAGTGCATATGGTACCATTTCAGGAGGATATACTAATACAATACCAGCATCTTCAAATGCTTCAAACATTGGTGGTGGTGTTAAAAATTTAGCCTCTGCAGGATGTGCAACAGTTGGAGGTGGTCAACAAAACACAGGATCAGGAGCACATTCAACAGTAGGTGGTGGTGAATTAAATAATAGTACTACACTTCATAGTACTATAGGAGGGGGTAAAAATAATTTAATTGATGGTCAAACTTGTCAAGTTATTGCAGGTGGGCAAGATAATATTAGCTCAGGTCAACACAATGTAATAGGTGGAGGTTGTAAAAACGATACAGGAACTGGAGCAGGTGTTACAATAGCTGGGGGTAGATGTTCTACTGTTCAAGATGGGGCAAATTCATCATTTATTGGTGGTGGATTTAGAAACTGTGTAAATTCTAATGGACAAACTGGAACCTTAGCAGGTGGAATGTGTAATGTTGTAGATGCAAATAATTCAACAGTTTCTGGTGGATATAAAAATTGTACTACTGGTTATGCAAGTTTTGTAGGTGGAGGAATATGTAACCATGCTACAGGTTCAGGTTCAACAATTGGAGGTGGATCAGGAAGTTTTGCTCCTGGTACAATGGGAGTAGTAGGAGGTGGTTATCATAACACAGCTTCAGGAGATTGCTCAGTAGTAGTAGGTGGTACATCTGGTCAAGCTACAGGTCAACAATCAAGTATTGGTGGTGGTGTTACTAACCAAGCAACTGGAACTCATTCTACAATAGGTGGTGGAGAAACAAACCTAGGTTCAGGGGCAGCAGCAACAGTAGCAGGTGGAAGTACAAATATTGCTTCTGCTAATTGTGCAACAATAGCAGGTGGAAAGAACAACTTAGCTAGTGGTGTTATATCTACAATAGGAGGTGGTATAAATATTTCATCATCAGGAACAGCAGCAACAGTAGGTGGTGGTCAAAACAACGAAGCAACAGCAACAACATCAACAGTAGGTGGTGGTAAACTTAACATAAGTTCAGGTGCAGGATCAACAATATCTGGTGGATATGGTAATCAAGCTGTAGGAACATGTAGTATAATAGCAGGTGGACTTAGTAATTGTGCAGATGGAATACAATCATTTATTGGAGGTGGAATATTTAATTCAGGTTCAGGAGCAGGTTCAACAATTTCAGGTGGATCAGGAAGTTTGGCTGGTGGTGTTATGTCTACAATAGGAGGTGGTTCTCATAACACAGCTTCAAAAATCTACTCAACAGTAGCAGGAGGATTTAATAACCAAGCTACTGGTAATTGTTCAACAGTAGCAGGAGGATGTGGTAATGTTGCATCATCTTTTGTAGCTACCATTGTTGGAGGTAGAGGCAATACAGCTTCTTCTAATTATACATTAGTAGGAGGTTGTGGTAATACTGCAGCAGCAATAGCTGGAACATCATTTGGTAGAAATAATGCTAATAATGGACAATATGGAACATTATCAGGAGGTTATCGAAACAGTGTTGTTGAACCAGGGAAATTTGCCACACTAAGTGGTGGATATAACAACGTAGCCTCAGGTTCACTTTCAGTAGTTGCAGGTGGATCAGGAAGTATAGCTAGTGGTGTTATTTCTACAATAGGAGGTGGTTCTCATAACACAGCTTCAGGATTTTGTTCAACAATTGCAGGTGGTGCTTATAACTGTACCATTAGTACTAAAGGATGTAATTCAATTCTTGGTGGACATAAGAACTGTATAGGTGGAGCTTCACAACATTCAACTATAAGTGGTGGATATGATAATAAAATTTCTGCGGGTTATAGAGGATTTATTGGTCAAGGTTACCAAAACTGTATTTCAGGTAATAATAGTGCAATTGTTGGAGGAAGTAGTAACGTTGCATCATCAACCAATAACTTTATTGGAGGAGGTGGAAATAATACAACCTCAGCAAATTATGCTATAATAGTTGGTGGTAATCAAAATGTAACATCAGGGGTTAGATCAGCAATAGTTGGAGGTCAATGTAATCTCGTCTCTGGAGCTTGTTCAGTAGTTGTTGGTGGTAGATTTAATACAGGATCAGCTGCATTTTCATCAGTATTAGGTGGTGGAAATAATGCAGTAATACATGCCTCAGCATCTGCAGTAGGACATGATATATTAACAGTAACAAGTTCATCTTTACACGTTAATAACTTAGTAATCCAAACAGGAAGTTTACCAACAGGAGATCCAGGAATTTCTGGAATGTTATGGTATGATGCAACAAGTGGATCATTAAAAGTATCATCTCTATAATAGAGAAAATTAAAAAACAATATAAAGAGCTTGGATTATTCCAGGCTCTTTTTTATATTACGGTTACATTTAAAAAAAGTATATGGAAAAATATTCTATATTCCACCTTGAGGGTGGATTAGGAAAACACGTAGGAGCAACAGCAGTTGCTTTGTGTATAAAGAACAATCACCCTGATAGAAAACTTATAGTAGTTTGTGCCTATCCAGAAATATATTTAAATCTAAAATTTGTAGATAGGGTTTATAGAATAGGAAATACTCCTTATTTTTATGATAATTACATAAAAGATAAAGATTCTCTTATTTTTAAACATGAGCCTTATTTTACTACAGAACACATTCATAAACAAATGCCTTTAATTGAAAATTGGTGTAGATTATATAATTTAGAATATAATGGAGAAATGCCTGAAATTAGATTAAATAAAAGGCAACAACAATTTGGGGTTAGTAAATGGATGAGGGAAAAACCTATTATGGTTATCCAAACTAATGGTGGTCCTTTTGAAGAACAACCTTATCCATATTCATGGACTAGAGATTTACCTTCAGAAAATGCTGTGGATATAGTAAATTATTTCAAAAATGATTATCATATATTTCAAATATGTAGAAATAAATCCCAAATAATTCCAGATACAGAACCCGTAATAGAACCAATGTCTAATATGGAACTTTTTTGTTTACTAGGAATAAGTCAAAAACGTTTATTAATAGATTCATGTTTACAACATGCGGCTTATGCTTTTAATTTACCATCAACAGTAGCATGGGTTGGTACATCCCCTTCTATATTTGGATATTCACTCCATAATAATATAACAGCAGACATTCCAGAGGGAGTAAAATTAATAGATAGTTATTTATTTGATTTTAATTTTACAGGAACTTTACATGAATGTCCTTTTATTAATGAACAAATTTTTGATTCAAATGATTTTATTAACTCTTTAGAACAATAACAATATGAAAAACTTATATTTCCAATCATCATTACCCCGCGCAGGATCAACATTATTACAAAATATAATGGGACAAAATCCTGATTTTTATGTAACACCCACATCAGGAGTTTTAGAACTAGTTTACGCAGCAAGATCTAATTATTCAGATTCACCTGAATTTAAAGCTCAAGATACAGAATTAATGAAAAAAGGATTTTTATCTTTTTGTACAGGTGGAATAAATAGTTATTTTGAAGCTATCACAGATAAAAAATATGTTATAGATAAAAGTAGAGGATGGGGAGTTCACTATGATTTTTTAAATTCATTTTACCCAAATCCTAAAATTGTTTGCATGATTAGAGATCCTAGAGCTATAATGGCTTCAATGGAGAAAAATTTTAGAAAAAATCAACATTTAGATTCTGGTATAGTTAACCATGCAGAAATGACGGGCACTACAACTGAAAAAAGAATAGACAATTGGGCTGCAGGCCCACCAGTAGGACTTGCAATGGAAAGGTTGTATCAAATGGTAAAAGAAGGTATTAATGAAAAAATTTTATTTATTAAATTTGAAAACTTAACATCTAACCCTGAAAAAGAAATTAAAAGGGTTTATGATTTTTTAGAAGTACCACAGTTTAAACATGATTTTAATAATGTAAAACAAATTACTAAAGAAGATGACGAAGTATATGGTATTTATGGAGACCATAACATTAAAAGTAAAATAGAACCTGTAAAAAAAGATTATAACCAGGTTTTAGGTACCCAAGCTGCAAATTGGGTTAAAAATCATTACAAATGGTTTTATGATACATTTAAATATTTTTAAATTTATTGTAAAATTAAAAAATGTCTAATAAAAAAATGTCTAAAGGAGAAGTACTAAAAATATTAGAAGAAGTAAAAGAAAATGTTAATACTTGCTGCGCCATAACAATGGAACCAGATGAAGTATTAGATTTAATAGAAAAAATAGAAAAATTTATACAAGATGTTTGAATACAACGCAACAACAGTAAGAGTAGTTGACGGCGATACAGTTGACGCTCTAGTAGATTTAGGATTTGATACTTGGAAAAAAGTAAGAATTAGAATGCATGGTTTTAATGCTCCTGAATCTAGAACTAGAGATTTAGAAGAAAAAAAACGAGGTTTAGCTGCAAAAGCTAGACTAATTGAACTTTTAGACTCCATTGATAATAAATTTATCCTAAAATCTCATGGGGTAGGTAAATATGGAAGATGTTTAGGTGAAATAATGTTAAATGATTCCTCCACAGCACAAGGCCAGTTAATAAAAGAAGGTCATGGTGTAGAATATTTTGGAGGTAAAAGATAAAAAATAGAAATTATGAATGGAATAAATTTATTAAAACGTATGCATCTCTTAAATGGTGATGTAATAGAGTTAAAATTAAGAATTAGTAAACTAGTAATATTAGATATTTTTATAAGCAAAAAAAGGTTTAAATTTTTAATATTTAATCTAGGTTTTGAAAGTGATAAAAAAAATAAATGAAAGAGTTATTTAACCCTCGTGTTATAGATTTTGAAACAAAGATAATAGCTAAACAAATAACAGATCATCACAGAGATGATAAATCACCTATTGTATTTATATGTTTATTAAATGGGGGTTTTATGTTTTTTTCAGATTTAGTTAAAAATTGTAATTTTGACTTTGAATGTGATTTTATGAGAGTAAAATCTTACATAGGAAAAAAGAAACAGGGAGATATAGAAATAACAAAAGATTTAGAAGTTTCAATTAAGGGTAAAACTATATACATCGTAGATGATATATTTGATTCAGGTAATACAATGAAAGCAGTTGTAGAATATTTAAACCTTAAACATCCATCTAATATAAATTTAGTTACATTAGCTAAAAGAAAAAATAATAAATGGATCCCCAAAAAACCAGAAGAAGTAAATACTTTTAGATATGGGTTTGAATTAGATAATGAATGGGTAATAGGTTATGGGATGGATAATGATAATGGTCATTGCCGAAATTATAAAACAATTTATAAAATTTAGGTTGGAATTTATATTTTTTTTTATTACATTTAATCACAAATTAACAATTAAACACAAATGAAAGAAACTAAAAAGTTTACTAAAAAGTATGAATGGGTAGGTGATGTTAAATCCTACACTGAACCACAAGACAATGAACATTCACTTAAATATAATGAACCAAATAGAGAATATGATTCAGAGTATAAACCTACTAAAAAAGACATAGAAACATTCCCAGATTTACAAAATGGTCCTTCATCATTAATTCAAGGTTCTCCTGTTGAAATCCAACAAGTAGGAATTCATAATTTTAGATTACCATTAAAATATAAAACAAGAGATAATGGTATTAAAGAATTAGAAACTAAAGTAACAGGAACTGTATCACTTGAAGCTCATAAAAAAGGAATTAATATGTCTCGTATTATGAGATCATTTTATGAATTTAAAAATGATACCTTTAGTATAGATAAATTAGAAACAGTACTATCAGCTTACCAGGAAAAACTAAATTCATTTGAATCTAAAATAGCACTTAAATTTTCATATCCTATTATTCAACCATCATTAAGATCAGGCTTAGAAGGGTATCAATATTATGATGTTACATTAGAGGGTGATTTAAATAAACAGGGTGAACTAAAAAAGATTATACATTTTGACTTTGTATACTCCTCAGCATGCCCTTGTTCATATGAATTAGCAGAATTTGCAAGAAAATATAGGAATAAAGCAACAGTATCACATTCACAAAGATCAGTAACTAGAATATCTATTGAATTTGATGATATGGTTTGGATAGAAGATCTAAAAGAAATGTGTGATAAAGCATTACACACTGAAACCCAAGTAATTGTTAAACGTGAAGATGAAATGGCATTTGCAGAATTAAATGGGTCTTATTTAAAATTTGTTGAAGATGCAGCTAGGCTATTATATGAGCAGTTAGTTAAAGATAAAAGAGTTAAAGATTTTAGGGTAATATGTTCTCATCAAGAATCATTACATTCGCATGATGCCGTTTCAGTAATACTAGCACCAAATAGTAATTTTAGTGGAGATGTTCCACATGAATTATGGTCAAGTTTAATACACATTTCATAAAAAATAAAAAATGGAAATATTTCAAATACCTAAGTATGACCCACAAACAGGAGAATTGAATCCTTATTACGCTGAATTAACAGGAAAAAATGATTTTAACCAATTAGAAATCCCCTTTGATTATAAAGGAGTTGATTTTGTTAATGAAGTAGAAGAATTTAATACAACATTTGGTAAACCTAATAATTATAAACCCACAATCCCAGAACAGAAAGAATGGCAATTCGTCTATGATTTCATTCTTGAAGAACTTGAAGAATACAAAGAAGCCTGTGAACGAGGAGATATCGTGGAAGTTTTGGATGCTTTGTGTGATATTGCTTATGTTTCCCTTGGGAACGGTACTATGTTACACGGCCTTAAGGATAAGATATGGCCAGCATATCAAGAAGTACAAGCATCAAATATGTCAAAAGCTTGTGAAACTAAGGAAGAAGCAATACAAACTGTCTCCAAAAGAGCTAAGGAACAGGGTGAGGAATGTCATTATGAAAAAGTAGGTAATTATTATGTAGTTTACAGATCACGAGATAAAAAAGTAATGAAATCAATAAATTATTTTAAACCTGATTTAGTTCAATTTTTTACAGGGGATGAATTAGCAAGAATAAAATTTGATAATTTAGGAATATAATGTATAAAAAAATATTTGCACAAAAAATAGGAAATAATAAACATAAAATTCATCTTTGGACAGATATAGGATATGAAAAAGTAGAATGGACAAACTATGCATATAAAGAATGTCCTGAAGCAGATGCTTCTCATATAGGTTTAAATGGAGAACCATTAAGAAAGACTAGTAAATGGAGTTCTGATAATTCAGGACTCCATTTTCATGATATGAAAATTCACCAAAAATTTTTAATTGAAAAATATGGAACTAATGATGAACCTTCTACCACTCAAAAAGAATTATTTTTTGATATTGAAACAGAAATGGGTGATGCTCTTACAGTTGAATATATTCAATCTGCACCAAAAAAAGTTACATCTATTGCATGGTATGACAAACAAGTAAATGAATGGGGTATATTAATTTTAGATACTAAAAATCAACTAAAACATAATAAATTTAAAAATAAAGAAATAACCCCCGTTAAATCAGAACAAGAGCTATTAGCTAAATTCCTAGAAAAATTTAGAGAAATTGATCCTGATATTTTAGTAGGTTATAATAGTGATTATTTTGATATACCTTACCTATACTACAGGATGTGTAATGTATTAGGTGAAGATTGGGCTAGACATTTATCCCCAATTGGTTATGTAAGAGAAACACCTTGGTTTAAAGACCAATATATTCAAATAGCAGGAGTTGAATCTTTAGACTATATGCGTTTACATAAAAAATATAGCTGGGCAGATGAACCCAGTTGGAAATTAGATGCTATTGGTGAAAAGTATGCTGGTATGAATAAGATAGAGTATGAAGGTAATTTAGATACTTTATTTGAAACTGACATACAGAAGTTTATACAATATAACTTTGTTGATGTTGAAATATTAGTAAAATTAGATGAAAAATTAGAGTATTTAGCTTTAACTAAAAACTTATCTCATAAAGGTAAACATAACTATAGTGAAGTATATGCTAATACTAATACTCAAGATGGGGCTATTTCTGCATATTTGCTTAGCAAAAACATTATTCCACCAGCTAAAGATAAAGATGGTAAAGCAGAAAAAGGGTACGCTGGTGGGTACCTATTTTGCCCTAAAGCTGGGATATACAATTATATGTTTGATGAAGATTTAACTTCACTATACCCGTCAATTATAATGTCTCTTAATATTGGTAAAGAAACATTAATGGCTAGAATTAAAACTACAGATGATAGAAATAATAGATTAGGGTTAGATGATTTAAAACTTAAAGACCCAAATGAAATTGTTACTATCTTAAAAGATAAAAAAAGAGCAGAACTTCCAATAAATAAACTTGTAGAACATATTGAAAAAAATCAATGGACCATATCAGCAAATGGTACAATGTATGCTACAAATAGACAATCAGTACTATCTACAATATTGGCTAAATGGTTTAGTGAAAGGGTATTTTACAAGGGTGAAATGAAAAAAGCATTTAAGTCCGGAAATAAAGAATTGGGTACTTCATTTCATATGAAACAATATACAATGAAAATTTTATTAAATTCTCTTTATGGTGCAACTGCTCTTCCAAGTTTTAGATATGGTAATGTTCAATTATCAAAATCAATCACATTAAGTGGTCAACGAATAATTCAAGAAAGTGCTTTAGCAGCTAATAGACATATGAATAAAGTAATAAAAAATGAAATAATGTTATAATTATGTTAAGTAAACAATCAATAAGAAAAGAACACACTATATTCCTAAACAGAGTAGAAATGTCAAAAGATGAAATTCTAGAAATTACAAAAGACTTTACAGAAAATGAAGAACTAACCTTTAGAAAAATGCTAAAACAAGGTGGTATTTTTACAATCCGAGGTAATGAATATGAAATAAAAAGAACTGAGAATAAATATAGAAATAGTAAAGGTGAATATGAAGCAGCTGCTAAACCTCATAAAGACTCAGATTGGGAATGAAACATTTAGAAGATACACCATGGTGGATTTGTGATCCTGAAGATACTAATTATTGTGCTTATGTAGATACAGATAGTAATTATTTTCATGCTGAACCTATACTAAGACATTTATATCCTGATTTTGATAAAATGTCTGAAATTGAAAGGGAAAGTAAATTAGAAACAATTGCTTTAAAATACCAAGATATAATTACAGACCACTATGACATATTAGCAAAAAATACCTTTAATATACATAAATTTCCATGGTTTAAAGATAAAAAAAGAAACCATTGGCTAGAAATGAAAACTGAATGTATAATTAGAGCTTCGTATTTTAGGGCTACCCGAAGATATGCCCAATGGATTACTAAAGAAGATGGTACACCAAAAGATACATTAGACATAAAAGGTTTAGAATTTAAAAAAGCAAATTTCCCCCCCATTTTAGGTAAATTTTTTCATAAAGCATTGGTAGATGTTCTAAAAGGAGCTGAACAAAAAGAAATTGATGGGAGAGTTAAAGAATTTAAAAATCAAATATTAGGTGGAGAAATATCTTTAACTGAACTAGGTAATCCAACAGCTGTTAAGCAATTAAACAAACATGCAGGTAAACCTGCTAGAGCGGGTCAAATGTTTTCAACTCTTAATCATGTAGAAAATGCTAGGGGACATAAATTAGGAGCACCTGCTGCTATAAAAGCAGCTATTGCCTATAATGATCTAATTAGATTTTGGAAATTAAGTAATAAACACAGTTATATAACACAATCAGATAAAATTAAGTGGATATATTTAAAACAAAATCCATATCAACTTGAACAAATTGCTTTTATAGAGTTTGATATGCCAGAAAAAATTCGTATATTCCTAGAAGAATACGCAGACCGAGAAAAAGTATTTGAAAGTATATTAATGAATAAATTAGAGGGGTTTTATAGTGATCTGGGATGGACATTAAATTTAAACCCTTATATAAACCAATTTTTTGAATTATGATAAGTAAATCAATTTTACAATCAATTATAAAAAAGTACCATTTAGGAGAAATTGAACAAGTTAAATGGGAAATAGAAGATAATAAACTTGAAATTAATTTTGTTGCCCCAAGCAAAATAGTAATAGGTAAGGTAGAATGTACTGATTTCCCGCTAGAAGACGCTGATTTAGCCATATATAATACTAAAAAACTAGACACTTTAGTTGGGATTACTAGCGGAGATCTATTACTAGAATTAGAAAAACAAAATGAGTTATTATTAAAATTAAATATAAAAGATTTAAACTATAATTTATCATATGCATTATCAGATCCACTTTTAGTACCTAAGAGTGGTAAAGTTAATTCCCCTAATACATGGGAAATTGATTTACAACTAGAACATGATGATGTTTTTAATATTTTAAAAGCAAAAAATGCATTATCTGAAATAGATAATATGATTATTACTACTACTCAAAATTTAGATGGGAAAGTAGTATGTGAGTTTGTTTTTGGAGATGAAGCAGGCCATAATAATAAGGTAACATACCAAATTCAAGGTAATATTACTAAAGAAGATATGAAAATTAGATATAATTCTAATATGCTTAAAACTATATTAACTGCAAATAGGGATGCTGAAGATGGAATATTACAGGTTAGTAAAATGGGATTAATGAGATTAGAATTTAAAAATGAAACTATTACAAGTGAGTATTATATGGTTCCTCAAGAAGGAGGAGTTTATTAAGAACTTATTTTGTATGTATGTATAACTGCAAACTTAGGATGCACAACCGGCTCACCAAAATGGGAGCTATTTTATTAACAAAACATAAATTTAAGAATTATGACACATTTATTAAGAGAGCTAGACAATAGCCTCTCCCCTCGATTAACAACACCTTTTGACATATTAGTCAGAAATTTCTTCGATACCGAAGCACCATTTAATCCACTACATTCAGTCAAATTAAAACATCCAGTAGATGTTTATGAAGATGAAAAAGGCCTTCATTTAGAAGTAGCTTGTACTGGGTTAACTAAAGAAGACGTAAACCTTGATATTGAAGGAGACGTTTTAAGAGTTAGTTATGAAAAAACAGAAGATACAAATGAAGGTAGAAATTACCATTACCAAGGCATAGCAAAAAGATCATTTAACTTTGGATACAAAGTAGCCAATAGATTTAGATTAACTGAAGCTGAAGCTGAAATGAAAAATGGACTGTTAAATGTAACAGTTCCTTATTCACCACAATCAATTACGAAAACTAAAACATTAAAAATTAAATAAGAAAATTGTATCCTAGGTTTGCTTATTAAATTATTTTTCGTATATTCACCACAAATTAAAAAATTATAAAATTATGGAATTAGAAGCATTATTTGATGCAGTTATAGTTAAACCTCAAGAAGAGGAAGAGACTACCTATGGTTCAATAGTAGTACCAGATTTAGGTAAAGACAGAAATGAACATGGGACAGTAGTAGCTATTGGCCCCGGTCGTCATGTTGCTGGAATTGGGTTTATAAAAACTGAAATAAGTATAGGTGATAAAGTTATTTTACCTACAATTGGTTTTACTAAATTAGAACACAAAGGAGATGAATATTATATTGGTGCTGAAAATCAAATTTTAGCAAGAATTAAAAAAGAAGTTAAAGTTGAAGATATTTTAGCTGAAACCAAAGTTACACCAGAAGAAAAAACACTTTTAGAAAATGAGTAAAATTATAGAATTAGGCCCAGAAGCTAGAAAGAAATTAGTTAAGGGTATTGATCAAATAGCAGATGCTGTTGTATCAACATTAGGACCAAATGGAAGGAATGTAGTAATTTCAAAACCAGGTGAATCTCCACAATCAACAAAAGATGGGGTAACTGTAGCAAAAAATATTTCATTAGAAGATCCAACCGAAGAGTTAGGGGTTCAAATGTTAAAACAAGCAGCAATTAAAACAGCGGATAAAGCAGGAGATGGTACAACTACTTCTACATTATTAGCTAGAGAAATGGTAAAGGCTGGTTTATCAGCTTTAGATGATGGGTTAAATGCTGTAGATATTAAAAGAGGAATTGATAATGCTGTAGAGCAAGTAATAAATAATTTAACCCCTTTTCAAGAAGATGTTTCTTCACCTGAACAACTAGAACAAGTAGCTACTATTTCAGCAAATAACGATGAAACAGTAGGAAAACTTATTTCTAGAGCAATGGAAAAGGTAGGCAGAGAAGGTGTTGTTCATATTGAAGAATCTAAAACAGGAGAAACATATTTAGAAACTGTTGAAGGCATGCAGTTTGATAGAGGTTATAAATCCCCTTATTTTGTTACTAATAACAATACAATGACTTCTATTTTAAATGATGTTTATATTTTAATTGCAGACCATAATTTTACTTCAGTTAAAGAATTATTACCAATACTAGAAAGTGTTTCTAATACTAATAAATCTTTATTAATTATTGCAAAGGATATTGATAATGAAGCATTAGCTACTCTTATTGTTAATAAAATGAGAGGTACACTAAAGGTATGTGCTGTTAAAGCCCCGGAATTTGGAGATAGACAAAAATTAGTTTTAGATGATATAGCAGTTTTAACAGGTGGTCAAGTATTTTCTAAAGAAAAAGGAATGAAACTTGATAAATTTAGTTGGGAATGGTTTGGTGAAGCTAGAGTAGCTACAATTACTAAAGAAAAAACAACTGTTGTTGATGGTAAAGGTAGTGAGGAAGCTATTACTAATAGGGTTGAAGAATTAGCAACACAAATTGAACATTCACAAACTCCATTTGAATTAGAAAGGCTTCAAGATAGAATGTCTAAATTTGTAGGTGGAGTAGCAATTGTTCATGTAGGTGGAAATACTGAAACTGAAATGAATGAAAAAAAAGACAGAGTTGATGATGCCTTAAATGCTACAAAAGCAGCAATCGAAGAAGGAATACTCCCAGGTGGGGGTGTTGCTTTAGTAAGAGCTTCACAGGGAATAGAATATAATGGAAACCCAAATTTTAATATTGGGATTGATATTGTTAAAAAAGCATGTTGTAAACCTTATGAACAAATCTTAATAAATGCGGGTATAAATGAATTCCCTGAATTAGATTATAGTGATGAATGGGCTGGTTTTGATATTAAGCAAAATAAAATGGTAGACTTTAAAGAAGCGGGTATCATAGATCCATTTAAAGTTACTAGAAGTGCATTACAAAATGCATCTTCAATAGCAGGTACTATTTTACTTACAGAAGCCACAATTGTTGATAAGCCATCAGAAAATAATACACCCCAAATGGATCCATCTATGATGGGTATGATGTAATATGATTGTAAAAATTATATTTTTAATAATCTGTTGTATATTAACAATAACAAAGGATAAAATATGAAAACAAAGGTTATAGAAAGAAATGAGGTTATAGCAACAAGAGTACCACCTGGTGACAGGTGGTCTTTAGTTGAAGATTCTAAAAAAATTATTCACAAATCTTTAACAGATGCTTTGGAAGCGTACCTAGAAGTTAGTACATTTAAGGGTGAATATAGGTTAGCCCCTTTAGATGGTAAGTTATATGCTATTAAAACATCTGAAGAGGAGGTAAAACCCGAACCAATAAAGAAATATAATATATATGGTGATGAATACTAAGGAACACTCATTATTAGTAGAAAAATATCGATCAAAAACCCTAAATGAATATGTAGGGAACGAACATATAAAAACCCAAATACAAAAATATTTAGATCAAGATGACATTCAAAATTTCATTTTTTATGGACCCGCTGGTACTGGTAAAACTACTCTTGCTAAACTCATTATTAATAACTTGGACTGCGACCATTTATACATTAACGCTAGTGATGAACGTGGTATCGAAACTATTAGGGATAAAGTCACCAACTTTTCAAGTACTGCTTCGTTTCGACAGATTAAAGTTGTCATATTGGACGAGGCAGATTTCCTCACAATTCAAGCGCAAGCATCACTAAGAAATGTAATAGAAACATTTTCAAGATCCACACGTTTTATTATGACGTGTAATTTTATAGAAAGAATAATAGACCCATTACAATCTAGATGCCAGGTATTAAAAATAGTACCACCAAGTAAACAAGAAGTAGCAAAACATCTAAATAAAATAATAATAGATGAAATAGGAAAAGGTTTTAATGTAGATTTTCTTGTTAACATAGTTAACGCCCATTATCCGGATATACGAAAAATGTTAAATACAATTCAATTATCAATTAAAGATAATGAATTAGTACTTGATGAATCTATTATGGTGTCATCTAACTACATTAAACAGGTTATAGAAGAGTTAAAACAAAAGAAAACTAATTTTAGAAAACTAAGACAAATAATAGCCGATTCAGGAGTTAAGGACTTTGAAGAATTATATAGAGCTTTATTTGATAATGCCAATGAATATGCTAAAGGTAGAGAAGGTAGTATAGCAATAATATTAAACGAACATCAATATCATTCTAATTTTAGAATAGATAAAGAAGTAAACATAGCAAGCGCGTTAGCGAAAATAATAGAAATAAAAAAACCACAAGTAATATGAACCAACAAAATGGAACGGGTCTAAACATAGACTTTAAAAACACAACAGCAGTAGAAGGATTTAATGGAGAACAATTATTCGGTCAGGCCTTTGTCTTAAGAAAAGTAAGTAAATTTGTAGTAGGAGGATCAGAAGATGCTCTTTTACCAATTCCAGTATTTTATGACTTAGAAACTAAAAAAATACTATTAGATTCTATTCCTAAAGAATTAAAAGATGAATATAAAGATATGTCACTATAAATGGAGATATTATTTATAAAAGATAAAGAGTATGAAGTTTTAAATAAGGATGTTATTAATCCTTATAGAAAATATTATACTTTAAAAAATTTATATAATAATCAACATTATGCTTTAATAATTTCAGATTATAGAAAAGCTAACTTTGTAGTAGAAGGAAATATCACAGCCCAAATTCATAAAATAGGAACAAGTCCATTATTTACTGTAAAAAACCCGGATGAAATAATTTTTAAGACTATATCTTCTAAAAAAACATCCAATAAATTATTTAAGAGGTTTAATTTTAATAGTGGAACAGTTGATATAAAAAGACATATTGCTAAAACTTTAACATGGAGAGTTTTAGGAACTATAGATACTATAATATTATCTTATTTAATAACAGGAAATATGAAAATTGGGTTTACAATAGGGTCTGTAGAAGTGTTTACAAAAATGATACTTTATTATCTTCATGAAAGAACTTGGTATAAATTTTCAAAATTTGGGGTAAAAAAATGATGGGAAAGGGTATCCAAAAAATAACAATGAAAACCCAATTACTATTTAATGGGTGGTGGGCTCACTATCACCCTAATTGTTGGTTTAAAGACTCAGAAGATACTCAATATTTAGAAAAAGGTGTATTAGTTGGATTTAGACCTGAAGAAGAAGGATTAACCATGAAAGAAGCATATGAAAGATCCAAAAAAAGATAAAATAAGAAATATATTTGATTGGTTAAATCATATAACTTTGTATAAAACACCAAGTACAGAGTTTACCGATAACGACTGGGAAAATTTTAATTCATATATGGTGCATAGATTTATAAGTATGAATCAATATTATGTTGAAATCGCCGATTATGCGCAATCTTTAATGCCAAATATGAAAAAAGAAATATATAATTTTTATAAAGAAATGATACCAAAAAGCAAAACATATTTAAAATATGTTAAATCCCAAACTAAGGATTATAATAAAGAGTTAATAGAAAAAATAGCAGAATACTATGAAGTTGGAATCCGTGAAGCTCGTTCGTATATTGCTGTAATGGAAAAAGATGAATTAACCCAAATATTAGGAGAAATGGGGTTAGAACAAAAATATATTAAAAAATTATTTAAATGACAGAATCAGATGAAGTAGAAGAAGTTCTATTTGAAGCATATTATTTAGGAATAAGAGACCAAGTAATGAAAAAAGCCAATGATTGGATAAAGAGAAAAAAGATGCCAAAAGGAGTAGCATATCGAAGAGCACTTGATCGTTATAAAAAAGAGGGGAAAATAGAGATAGGCTCTAGTGGAACTTTCCATAAAGACAAAACACCATCAAATAAATGAAAAAAAGTAAAGTTATAGAAGCATTAACGGCACAAGCAAATGCAGATAAAGCAAAGGCCATGATGGCATTAGATTTATTAGAAAACCAAGCAGTAGGAATTGGTGATCATACAGTAAATGATTTTATGAAAGATGCCGTTGAAGCATTAGAATTATTAGTTGAAGCTGATGATAAATTAGAAACATTAAATAAATATTGGGGCGATCAACCTCTACCTTTTTAATATGGACCCAGTAAAAGTATTTGAAAAAGAATACCCTGAATTATCTCAGGAGTTTAAAGAAATTCAAGATGAAATGTATAGAATGTTTGCAGCTAAACATTTAGACTATGGATTAAATAACATCTCACTAGGTGGTGATTTAACCCAAGAAAAGGATAAAAAATTTTCATTAACGGGATTAGCAATTAGATTAACTGATAAAATTTCAAGATTAAGAAATTTATTAACTAATGGTAGAAATTTTGTTAGAGGTGAAGGAATGGAAGACACGTTTATAGATGTAGCTAATTATGGTATAATTGGTTTATTAGTAGGACGTGATAAATGGAAAAAATAAATGCCTAAAACTCCAACTATAGTAAGGGAAATCCAACAATCTCCAAAAAGAGAAGTAAATTATGCTTTTCAAAAGAATATTTCATATTCACAATATTCAATGTGGAAAAAATGCCCTAAACAGTGGGCATTACAATATAGAGATGGTCATAAAATTTACACCCCAAGTGTTCATACTGTATTTGGGAAAGCTTTACATGAAGCATTCCAACATTACATAGAAGTAATGTACACTGAGAGTGCAGCAGCAGCTGATAGAGAAGATATATTAGGATTATTAAAAGATAAACTTAGAGAACACTATCAGGATGAATATAAAAAAAACAATAGCCAACACTTTTCAGACCCAGGTGAACTAAGTGAATTTTATGATGATGGAGTAGAAATATTAAATTATTTAAAAAAGAACCGTGGAAAATATTTTTCTAAGAGAGGATGGCATCTAGTAGGAATAGAAACACCCATTACAATACCTCCTATACAGTATAACCCTAATGTTTTATTTATAGGATATTTAGATATTGTAATGTATAATGAAAAATTAAATAAGTTTAAAATTATAGATATAAAAACATCTACTAATGGTTGGAAGTTAAATTATGTTAAAAATGATGAAGATAAACAATTTCAACTTATTTTATACAAAAAATTCTTTGCAGAACAATTTGGAGTCCCAGAAAAGAATATTGATATTGAGTTCTTTATCACTCGGAGAAAAGTTTACACTGGGGGTGACTATCCTCAAAAAAGATTTCAAATGTATGAACCTCCCTCGGGTAAGATAAAAATAGGTAGAGCAACTAAAGCTTTAAATGAATTTATAAATGAATGTTTTATAAAAAGTGAATATACAACTAAAGAAATGCAAGCTAACCCAAGTAAATGGAATTGTGGTTTTTGTTCTTACAAAAATGATAAAAAATTATGTGGGCTAGGTGCGCATCTTTAAAAAGAATATGTATGTATGAATATACAAATAGTTATTAAAAATAAAAGATATGCCAAATAAAGAAAAAACACTAACTAGTGTTAAAATCCAAAGCGATTTATTCCAAGATTTTAAAATAGAATGCGTAAAACGTAAATTTTCATTCCAGAAACTTGCTGATCGTGCTATTCATTTATATCTTACAAATGAAGATTTTAGAAAAACAATAAACAATCATAATAACCTAGAACTATAAAAAATGAATAAAGATTTTAAATACCTCCCAAAAGATAAAAGAAAAAAAATACTATTATTATGTGATGATATTAGAGTTCATTCAGGGGTGGCTACTGTAGCAAAAGAAATAGTTTTAAAAACATCCCAACATTTTAATTGGGTTCAAGTAGCAGGAGCAATCAAACATCCTGATGAAGGAAAGAAATTAGATTTAAGTGAATCTATAAACAATGAAACAGGGCTAGAAGATGCAAGTTTAATTTTATATCCTACAAGTGGTTATGGTAGTCAAGAATTAGTAAGACAAATGATAAAAATGGAAAAACCTGATGGTATTTTCATCATTACAGACCCTAGATATTTTTCATGGTTATTTGAAATGGAAAATGAAATTAGAAGAAAATGTCCTATTATTTATCTTAATATTTGGGATGATTACCCAGCTCCATTATATAATAAAGCTTTTTATGAATCTTGTGATGCTTTATTAGGCATTTCAAAACAAACAGTAAATATTAATAAAATTGTTTTAGGAGATAAAGCTAAGGATAAAATTATAAAATATGTTCCTCATGGTTTAAATTGGAAAGTATATAAACCTTTAGATAAAAATTCTAAAGAAGTTCAAGATTTTAAAAATAAAACATTTGATAAAAAAGAAGTAGATTTTGTTCTATTTTTTAATTCAAGAAATATTAGAAGAAAACAAATCCCAGATACAATGTGGGCGTTTAGGATGTTTTTAGATAAACTCCCTAAGGAAAAAGCAGATAAATGTAGGTTAATTTTACATACTGAAATATCACATGAAGCTGGTACTAATTTAGAAGCTGTAAAAGAATTATTGTTTGATGATAAGTATCCAAATGCTATAAAATTTTCAACAAATAAATTAAGCCCAGATGATTTAAATTTAATGTACAACATGTCTGATGCCCAAATACTTTTAACCTCTAATGAAGGGTGGGGATTAACACTAACAGAAGCTATGTTAACAGGTAATCCTATTATAGCTAATGTTACAGGGGGCATGCAAGATCAAATGAGATTTGTTGATGAAAATGAAAAATGGTTTATACCTTCCCCAGAAGTACCTTCTAACAATTCAGGAAAATATAAGGAACATGGTGAGTGGGCATTTCCTGTTTATCCTGCTTGTAGATCTATTCAAGGTTCTCCTATTACTCCTTATATTTGGGATGATAGATGTAAACCAGAGGATGCAGCAGATAGAATTAGAGAAATATATGACCTTTCTCCTAAAAAAAGAAAAGAATTAGGTCTTAAAGGAAGAAAATGGGCTTTAAGTGAAGAAGCCGGTTTTACAACTGAGATGCAAGCTAAAAGGGTAATAGAGGCTATAGATGAATTATTTAAAACTTGGAAACCTAGAAAGAGATATGAATTAATAAATTCTAATATTAACATTAAACAAACACAAACACATAATTTAGTATATTAATATGAAACCAATATTTGTAATAAGTTGCCCTATTGATACCTATTCAGGGTATGGGGCAAGAGGAAGAGATGTAGCAAAAGCTATAATAGAACTAGATAAATATGATGTAAAAATTTTGCCTCAAAGATGGGGTGCTACTCCTTGGGGATTTATAGAAGATCACTCTGAATGGGAATTTTTAAACAAACATTTAGTTTTTGATAATAGCCAAATTACCCAAAAACCAGACATATGGATGCAAATAACAATTCCAAATGAATTCCAACCACTTGGACATTTTAATATTGGTATGACAGCAGGCATAGAAACTACCTTATGTAAAAAAGAATGGATTGATGGGGGTAACAGGATGGATATAATATTAGGATCCTCAGAACATTCATTAAATGTATTAAAAAATACTAAATATGAACAAAGAGATAATAAAACCCAACAGGTTGTCCAAATAATAGAATTAACAACCCCTACAGAAGTTTTATTTGAGGGATTAAATTTAGACATTTATAAAAAAACAGACTCAACATTTGATCTTTCTAATATAAAAGAATCATTTGCTTTTCTATTTGTAGGACATTGGACAGGAGGAGGATTAGGACATGATAGAAAAAACATTCCAGCTTTAATAAAGGGTTTTTGTGAATCCTTTAAAAATCAAAAATCACCACCTGCTTTAATATTAAAAACTACAACGGGTATTCCCTCTTATATAGATAGAGATAGAGTTTTAAGTATGATCCAAGAAATTAAAAAAACCGTAAGAGGAAAATGTCCTAACATATATTTACTTCATGGGGAATTTACAGATAAAGAAATAAATGATCTTTATAATCACCCAAAGATTAAAACAATGATTAGTTTAACTCGAGGGGAAGGATTTGGAAGACCTTTACTTGAATTTACTCAAACTAAAAAACCAATCATTACTACAGGATGGTCAGGTCATACGGATTTTCTAAAACCTAATATGAGTACTTTACTTCCTGGAAAATTAATTGATCTCCATCCTAGTTCAAGAAATGATTGGTTTGTAGAAGGGGCTAAATGGTTTGAAGTTGATATTATGGCTTTAGGAAAATCATTAAAAGAAATGTTTAAAAAGTATAATACTTTTTTACATGGGGCAAAGAAACAAGGTAATTATTGTAAAGAAAATTTTAGTTATGAAAAAATGAAAGAAAAATTCAAAAGAATTCTTTCTCAAAACTTAAAAGAAAAGCCAAAACAAGTAGGACTAAATTTACCGAAATTAAATAAAGTTTCAAGTCCTCCACCTAAATTAAATTTACCTAAATTAGCTAAATCTAATCAAGATTCACCTAAATTAAAATTACCAAAACTTCAAAAAGTATAAATTATGCAAGGTACAGATAAATTAACAATATGTCCTAGATGTGGATCAGACGCATGTTATGTTACTGAAGTAAACCAAGATATAAATAATTATTTTTGTTATGGATGTGGTTTTCAATCAAACACGTTAATGAGAGAAGGAGAATTATTAATGGAAGAACAAATGGATGTTCTTCCTGAGCTTTATAAAGATTTAAAGTTTGAACATGAAAGTGGTCAAATATGGTTCCCTTCAACAATAAATTTAACAGAACAGGGAATGGTATTTGCAAACGGGTCTACAACTGATAATTGGGCATGGGCTGCTGTTAAATCCATTGAAGTAACTGAGGAAGAAAAAGAAAAATATCCAATACCTAATAAAGAAGGGGAATATTATAAACATAGGATGGATATGACTACTATGAAACAATTTAAAGAACGTGATTTTATAGAAGCTCTTTCATATATTGGGGTATTACCAGGTTAAAAAATATGAAAATAAGTTATGCAATTACAGTCTGTAATGAATTTTTAGAAATTCAACGACTAGTAAAATTTCTATTAAAAAATAAACGTAAACAAGATGAAATAGTAATACTATTTGATTCTAATAATAAGGGTAATGATGTTGAAGAGTTTTTAAGGGCAAAATCAGTTAATGGAGAATTTAATTGGGTCCCTTATAAATTTGATGGTCATTTTGCTAATATGAAAAATCAATTATCTTCTTTATGTTATGGAGATTATATTTTTCAAATAGATGCTGATGAAATTCCCCATAAATATTTAATAGAAACACTCCCAATTATATTAGAATCTAACCCTGATAATGAAGTTTATTTAGTTCCCAGAGTAAATACGGTTAAGGGTTTAACCCAAGAACATATTCAAAGATGGGGATGGAGAGTTGATGAAAAAAATTGGGTAAACTACCCAGATTATCAATATCGTATTTGGAAAAATAAACCTGAAATTAAATGGAAAAATAAAGTTCATGAGATTTTAGAGGGCCACATTAATTTTTCTCCTTTACCTAGTGAAGAAGAATTATCATTATATCACCCCAAAACAATAGAAAAACAAGAAAAACAAAATAACTACTATAATACCTTATGATACAAATAGTTTTACATTGTCTTCCTAATGAATTAGATCAAATAGGATGGATAGTAGATCAATTAAAGAGATCTTCTAGATTTGTTAACCCTAATAATTTTATTTTAGATTTTACTCTTAATGTATCTGATGAAGATGTTAATTGGGAAAAATCAATATTAAAAAAACAATTTTGTATTGATAAATTCAACCTTCTTTTTGAAAAAAGCCCATTTATTAACCAAAACAAAATTTCAGAAATAAAAACAGGTTGTAATACTGTAAGAAGAAATGCTTTAAGAGAACAAAATAATAATGTAACTCACATAATAGGATTAGACCCTGATTTATTATTTCCAGAACAATTACTATATTATCTATATAATGCAACAAAAATTATTGAAAATAAATATAGTATAGTTACACCTCAAATTTTTCAATTATGGGATTCTTCTTGGGATATTATATCTCATGATGAGTATAAAGATACCCCTAGAAATGAAAAATTATGGTTAAAAGACCCTTATAGGTTATTTGATCATGAAACTTCAAATGCCCAATTAAAACAATTACCCTACACTAAATTTGATGGAGGGTGGATGACTATGTATAGTAAAAATCTTTTACAGTTAATTGATATCCCCGATAGTTTAGGACATTATGGTTTAGATGATACTTTTATTTCTGATTGTTCAAACCTTTTAATGCAGAAAGATTATGATGTAAAGCATTACATTATTGAAGATGTTATTGTGATGGAAGATAGGGTATACCGTTCTAGTACAATGGATCCTTTTATATCTTTAAGAGACCATAAAAATAGTATGAGAGATAATTCTCATGTTAAATATGCTTTAGAAATAGAAAAATTTAAAAATAGAATATAGATGAAAATACTTTACGTTTTTGTAGCACATATAGATGATTTAGAATTTTCATGTTTAGGATATTTACTTAATTCTAAATATGATAAAATAAAAGTAATTATAGCTACTACATGGGAAGCTAAAGAAAAAATATTTCAAAAAAATCTAAAATTATTAAAAAGTAATATAAATAAAAAAAATTTAATTAAACATATTGATTTAGAATATATTAATTTAGGATTTGAACAGAGAGTAATTCCTACACATTTTGATAAAGTTAAGGATAAATTTTATAAAAAAATTGATTTTAATAGTGATTTTGATATATTAACCCATGATATAAATGACGCTCATACAGATCATAGATCCTTATATGATATTTCATTAGGTCTTTACAAATATGCTAATAAGTTTATTACAATTTATAGCCCTGAAGCTATTAACTTTAAACCTAATTATTTTGTAGAATTATCAAAGGAACAAAATGATCTAAAAAAAGACCTATTAAATAACTATAACTTTAATGAAGAACAATCATATGCTCAAAAAGGTAGTTATTTTAATGATAATAGAATAGATTTACCAACACATTTTGCACTTGAAAACTTTCATGGAAAAGATATAGAAAGTTGTGAAATATACAAAATACACAAATGGTTACAAAATTAAATTACAAAGTTTTAGATTGCACCTTAAGAGATGGAGGGTATTACACTGATTGGAAATTTGAAACCCCTTTAGTTCGTAAAATGGTTAAAGCCTTAGATAATAATAAGGTTGATATAATTGAATTAGGATATAAATCTCCAATAAAGGGAGGACCTTATAGGAAATGTAATGATGGGTTTATCTCAGATATAATAGATTTTAAAGTAAATGCTTCTTTAGCTTTTATGATTGATGTTAAAGATTATGTACTGGAGGGTAAAGTAAACCATGAATTACTTTTAGATATAATTAAACCCCAAAACACATTCCAAGTTTGTCGTGTAGCAGCTAAATATGATGAACTTATATATCTTTCTACAATTGTTAAATTAATTCAAGGTTTAGGGTATAGAGTTATTTGCAATTTAATGGCTGCTTCAAGATTAACTAAAAAAGAAATAACTAATTATGTTTCTATTGCTAATTCTTTAAATTTAGAGGCTATTTATGTAGCAGATAGTTATGGAGCTTTATATCCTACAGATGTAAATTCAATTTTTTCTAATAAAAAAATTACAGGGATTCATACCCATGATAATATGGGATTAGCATTTGCTAATTGTTTAGAAGCTATAAACCAGGGAGCTACATATATAGATGGAACTTTAACTGGAATGGGGCGTGGAGTTGGGAATGTTACAACAGAACAATTATTAATCCATAGGGGGGAGATTAATTCTGATTTATTAGATTGCATTAATATATTTAATAAGATGAAAAAGCATTATGGATGGGGAGTAAATGCCCTTTATCATCAAGCAGGTAAACACCATATTCACCCTCTATATATGCAAGACTTAAACCAATCAAATTTAACTCCAAAGCAACTAATAGATGTTATTCAATCTTTATATGAATGTCATTCATATGATAATGAAGCTTTAAATGAATTAAAAAAACAACGTTCTGTAGTTGTAATTCCTGCTAGATATAAATCAAGTAGATTTCCAGGCAAACCATTGGCAAAAATTAAAGGAAAAGAAATGATACTTCATGTCGCGGAAAAAGCAGAACAAGCTATAGGAAAAGAAAATGTTTACATAGCTACTGAAAATCAATTAATAGCTAATATTGTGAGAAAATCAGGATATAAAGTAATAATAACCTCAGATTCTTGTTTAACTGGAACTGATAGGATAGCTGAAGCTTCTAAAGAAATTAATGCTGACATTTTTATAAATGTTCAAGGTGATGAACCCATGATTGATCCTAAAGATATAAAAAAAGTAATTAAGTTAAAAAAAGATAACCCAAATTATGTAATTAATTGTATGTCCCAACTTCATAAAGATGAAGATTCTAATGATAAAAAAATTCCAAAAATTGTTTGTGATTTAGAAGATAATTTATTATATTCAAGCCGAAATTCAATACCAACAAGAAAATCACAGGATAGTAAAAAAATAATGAAACAAGTTTGTATTTATGCTTTTAGTAAATCTCAATTAAATAAGTTTTATAGTTTATCAAAAACTCCCCTAGAATCTGAAGAAGATATTGAAATAATTAGATGTTTAGAAAAAGGAATGTTAGTAAAAATGTTAAAGGTAGATAAAGTATCATACGCCGTAGATTATCCTGAAGATATTAAAATAATTGAAAAAGTGTTATGAATATAGAAGAATATGATATTATCCAAATAAAAGAAAATAATAATCAAATTGCTATTGATTTTGATGGTGTAATTCACAAAAATTCTAAAGGGTTTTATGATGGAACTGTATACGATCCCCCTATTGAAGGAGCAATTGAAACCATTAAAAAACTTTCAGAAAAATATACAATAGTTATTTTTACAGCTAAGGTAAAACCTGATAGACCTTTAGTAAATGGTAAAACAGGTGAGGAATTAATTTGGGAATGGCTTGATAAATATAAAATTTCTTCGTATATTAAAGAAATTACGTGTGAAAAACCACGAGCAGTAGTTTACATAGATGATAGAGCCATTGGGTTTAAAGATTGGAATTCTTGTTTAATTGAATTAAAAACTATAGAAGAAGAAAGAGAAAGATTAATTCAACAAAGTAAAACTTTATTTCAAAAAATGGAAGAATTTTTTATAAAAACTTTAAGTGATTTAAATATATTAAAAGAAAAGTAGTAAATGCACAGTAATACTAATATTTTAAGAAACCGAATGCTTCAATATGAAGATATCCCTGATAGATTAAGAGTTTTACAAGATTCCTATAAAAATGAAACTTGCTACATAATATCCGCTGGACCTTCTTTAAAAAATTACTCTAAAGAATATTTAAAAGAAAAATTAGATGGAAAGTTAGTTATAAGTATAAAACAAGCTTATAATGTTTTACAAGAAATAGCAGATTTTCATGTTTTAAATTTTACAAATTTTCAACCCTATAATTATGTTAATGAAGATAGTATAGTAGTTTGGGAGGTATTTGAACAGTTCCACCCAGATATGATACTGCAAAATAATTTAAAGTGTGAATTAATGTTACCAGTTACAGGAAATCATAACCCTGATATTATTACTAGAATAAATGAATCACAGGCAGGTAAATTAAGTTTTGAAAATTTTACTTTAGATAAAACTTTAGATAGAATGTATGGTCCTGGAATAATGTATGAAACTGTAATACATTTAGCTTTATACTTAGGGGTAAATAAAATTATAACTTTAGGATGGGACATAGGAGATGTTAGTAAATTCAATGGAAATGATCTAAGAGAAGATGTATGGCAAGACCATTTCTATGAAGACACATCAGAAAAAATGGCGTATGCTCCTACACCTATGAACTTTCATGAAGTAAATACTGTAGTAAATTCAACAGAATATTTAAATAAATGGTTAAAATCAAAAGGAGTTGAACTTAATATAATTTCAGATATTAACCCATCACATAAATCAATAAAAAGAACTAAATTATGAGTAAAATAACAAATTGTATATCATCATTTAATAACTTAAACTATGTTAAATTAGCTGTTAAATCAGTTAGAGAAAATTCTTATTATAAAGATTCACCATTAATTGTTTTAGCTGAAAATTGTCAAGATGGGACTGATGAATGGTTAAAAGAAAATGCTAAAAAATGGGGTATAGAATATTATATTGAAAAAAACAAAACCCCTATGGGCATAGGAGGTGGGATGAATTTTTGTGCTAAAAGAGTTAAAACAGAATTTATTAATTTTATACATGCTGATTTTTATGTGTCTAAGAATTGGGATTTAGAATTATTAAAAACATTTGATAAATATCCAAATCAAAGAATGATGGTATTTAGTCATAGAGTTCAACCTGATATTTTTAATGAAGAAAGCAGGTCTGGTACAGTTATAGTCCCTATGGATGAATTTGGAGAATATCATCATAATTTTAATGAAAAATATTTTTTAAGATGGGCTGAGGAATTTTCATCATTAAATAACTTTGAAATTAAAAAAAGTGAAGGAGTTTCAGGATTAATCCGTAAAAGAGATTGGGATTATATCGGAGGGAATGACGATAGGTTTGCCCCTGCTTATTGGGAGGATGCAGATTTATTTATTAGAATGATTAATGAAAGTTATAAATTTGTTTTAACCTCACAATCAGTAGTTTTTCATTTTGCTTCAAGAGCAAGTAGATTTCCTGATGATAACTTAACAACTAGACCAGTTAATCTAGCAGAAATAGAACAAAGAAGCACTCAAAGATTTATTGAAAAATACGGACAATTACCTGGGAGAGATGAAAATGATTTTTATATACCTCTCCAAATAGTAGATGGTTCACCAAATAGAATTAATCAATAATGTTAAATTATAGTAAAAAATACCCTCTTATTTTCTTCCATTTACCTAAAAATGCAGGAAAGAGTATATGTCAAGCTTTACAAATAGATAAAGAATACCACCCACCCAATTTAAACCAAACAGTTTTACTTGGAGATGATATAAAAAATTCTTATACTAATCAACAATGGGCCCAATTATTTAAATTTACAATTATTAGAAACCCTTGGGATAGAATGGTATCTTTATATCATTTTAGAAAAAAGGAAAATGATTTATTGATTAGACTTCAAAATGAAGGATTATGGGAACCTCAAAACGGGGATTCATCACAAGAAGGGTGGACTTTTAAAAAATGGTTATTAGAACCTAAAGTAACTGGAGTAATGAATCATGAAGTTTTTGTAGATTACAAAAACATTTTAAAACAACAACCTCAATCAAGCAATTTCTTTAGAACAGCAGCTGAATATATTAATCAACTAGATTTAATTACAGATAGTAATGGAATGCTTTATGTTGATTATATTATAAAATATGAAAATTTGACAGAAGAATTAAATAGTATGTTTAACTATTTAAAATTAACACCTTTTGAACTCCCAGTAATTAATAATTCTAATCATAAAAATTATAGAGAATATTATGATGAAGAAACAAAAGGTTTTATAGGTAGATTATTTAATAAAGATATAAATTATTTTGGATATGAATTTTAAAATACAAATAATAATATGTGGTTGGTGGTTTGATAAATTTGATAACCAGGAAGGTCAAACAGATTTTATTGAATCCCTAAAATGGATTAATGATAGTAATGATAATATAAATGTTTTTTGGGCATGTCATAAAGACCCAATTCCATTAGTAAAAGATAATTTTGAATGGAAGTTATATGAAAATGTAGGACTAGAATGGGGGGCTTATGATAAAGCTTTTAATACCCTAAATTTAGATGATGATACTTTTGTGTTTTGCATACAAGATGATATGCTTATTAAAGATTGGGGGTTTATTAATGCCTGTGTTGACTATCTAAAAGATGATCAAATTAAAATAATAGGTAATGGGTTTAACTATCCTTATAATATGACTCCAAATGAAGAAGCTAGACTTAGTTATTGGTTAAAAACTAATGATCGTTGGGTTGATTACGTAAAAACTGAAAATCAACATATGTTTAATACACCAGTAAATTGTTTATCTATTAGGGGTAGTTTTTTAGCTACACGATATAAACACATTAAGTTAATAAATGGGTTTGAATATGTAAATAAATCTTTAGAAGAAGGTATAAAAGAAGATGGAACAAAGTTTTTATTAATTGACCCTTTTGGAAATACTTCTCTCTATTTGAATGCTTATAAATTTTCAAAATATTTTGGTAATGCTGGATTTAAGTGGTTATCAAATACTTACAGAAGATCTAAATGGATGGTTGAATGTGGGAGAGGAAATATTGATTTACCTCAAGATGAAGAAACCCAACCTTTTGATATACCCCAAGAATTTTTAATAGATGGATATGAATATGAAGAAGATAAACGTACTTAAACCTAAATTTAGGACAGAAGAGATTTTAGAAACTATACGAGAATGCCTTGATAAAGGATGGACTGGTATGGGATTTAAAACAGAAGAATTTGAAAATGCTTGGAAAGATTATACTGATTTACCAAACTCCCATTTTATTTCTTCTAATACAGTAGGATTACATTTGGCTTTAAATGTTTTTAAGAAAAAAAATGGATGGGAAGATGGAGATGAAATAATAACAACCCCTCTTACTTTTATTTCAACTAATCATTCTATAATGTATGAAAGATTAAAACCAGTTTTTGCTGATGTAGATAAATCTTTATGCTTAGACCCAAAATCAGTTGAATCTAAAATAACTAATAAAACAAAAGCCGTAATTTACGTAGGTATTGGAGGTAATACTGGACAGTTAGAAGAAATTCAATCCATTTGTAAAAAACACAATTTAAAATTAATCTTAGATGCAGCCCACATGGCAGGAACTAAAATTAAGAATATGTTTGATGGAATGGGGTACACAACAGAACATGTGGGAAAACAAGCGGATGTTACTGTGTTTAGTTTTCAAGCTGTAAAAAATCTTCCAACAGCAGATAGTGGAATGATATGTTTTAAAGATAAAGAAGATGATAAATTAGCTAGAAAATTAAGTTGGTTAGGAATTAATAAAGATACTTTCAATAGAAGCACTCAGGGATCTTATAAATGGAAATATAATGTTGAAGAAGTTGGGTTTAAATACCATGGAAATTCTATTATGGCTTCCATTGGATTAACCCAATTACAATATCTTGATGAAGATAATGATTATAGAAATTATATAGCAGAACAATATATTTCTAACCTTAAGGATATTAAAGGAATTAAAATAATATATGATTCTCCTTTAGTAGAAAAATCATCAAGACATTTATTTCAAATTAGAGTAGATAAGAATAAAAGAGATTCTATAATCGAACAACTATATAAAAATGAAATATACCCAGGTGTTCATTATATTGATAATACAACTTATCCAATGTATAATTATGCTTTTGGATCTTGCCCTAATGCACATCAATTTTCAGATGAATTAATTACTTTACCAATCCACTTAGATATAACCTTGGAGGATATAAGTAGAGTTTGTAACGTTTTAATAAATACAATAACATGATAAAAAAATATGGAGAACCTAAACATTATATAAATAGACCATTGTGTCGATTTGATATAATTAATTACTTTATTGAAAAAAACAATTATCTTAATTATCTAGAAATAGGGGTTAGAGCTCCTCAAGCTTGTTTTAATAGGATTATTGCTTCACATAAGGATGCAGTAGATCCTGCACCCTTACAACCCGGAGAAATTAACTATCCAGTAACATCAGATGAATTTTTTCAATTATTAGAAAACAACCCAGAAATAAAATATGATATAATTTTTATAGATGGTTTGCATTTATATGAACAAGTTAAGAAAGATATATCTAATTCATTAAACCATCTAACAGATAACGGAACTATAGTAATGCATGATTGTAGTCCACCATCAATTCACCACCAAAGAACTAATTATGGTGATTATTCAACACCTGCGGGATCTGATTGGAATGGTACTACATGGAGAGCTTTTGTAGAATTAAGATGTACTAATCCAAATTTAAATATGAGTGTAGTAGATACTGATTATGGGGTAGGTATTATCCAAAAAGGTAATCAACAAGTATGGGATAAAGAAAATATTGAAACCTGTATGACTTATGAATATTTAGATAAAAATAGAAAAGATTTATTAAATTTATTTAATGTAGAACAGTTTGAACAAAATTATAAAACCGGATTTTTAAAATGAAAACAGCACTTGTAACAGGAATAAATGGAATGGATGGCAGCCATCTATCAGACTTACTTTTATCAAAGGGATATAAAGTTTTTGGGATGGAAAGAAGGTCATCATCCAAGAATAGAACAAATACTTTACATTTAGAGGATAAAGTAACTTTCCTCCAGGGGGACTTAACTGACCAAAACTCACTATTAAGATGTTTAAAAGAGTCTAATCCTGATGAAGTATATAATTTAGCAGCACAATCATTTGTAGGTGAAAGTTGGAATACTCCAGAACACACCTCTGAAGTAACTGGGTTAGGGGTATTAAGAATATTAGAAGCAATTAGAGAATTTAACCCAAAAATTAAATTCTACCAAGCAAGTTCATCAGAAATGTTTGGTAGAATGGTTGAAAATCCTGCTAATGAAAATACCCCATTTTACCCGAGAAGCCCCTATGGAGTATCTAAGTTATATGGACATTGGATAACAAAAAATTATAGAGAATCATATGACATGTTTGCTTGTAGTGGTATTTTATTCAACCATGAATCAGAAAAACGAGGAATAGAATTTGTAACTCGAAAAATATCAGATGGGGTAGCTAAAATTAAATTAGGTCTAGCTGATTATATATCTTTGGGTAATTTAGATGCTAAAAGAGATTGGGGGTATGCTCCTGATTATGTAGAAGCTATGTGGTTAATGTTACAACAGGAAACCCCAGATGATTATGTTATAGCTACTGGTAATACTTACTCTATTAGAGAATTTTTAGATATTGCTTTTAACCATGTTGGTATTAAAAATTGGGAACCTTATATTAAACAAGATCCAAGATTTATGAGACCTGCGGAAGTAGATGTATTAAGAGGTGATTTTACAAAAGCTAAAGAAAATTTAGATTGGATTCCTAAAACATCTTTTGTAAATTTAGTGAAGAAAATGGTTGATAACGATATTAATTTATTAAATAATGGATAAAATTACATTTTGTATTCCTAGTAAATCTAATCTTAGATATCTTAAAACTTGTATATCTTCAATTAGAAAAAATGCTTATAGAAATGATCATGAAATTATAGTATTTGTAGACGAAGATACAGATGGTACTTGTGAATGGTTAAAAGAAAATGCTGATAAATATAATGTAGATTATTATATTAATTTTAACTTAGGAGATAAATTATTTGGGATTGGTAAAGCCTATGATTATTGTATAGAAAAATCTACTACAGATATTTTTATGATATTTCATGCTGATATGATGTTAGGGAAAAATGCAGATTTAAACGCATATAATCAATTAAAATCAAAATCTGTAGTATGTTCTACAAGAATAGAACCTCCACTTCACCCTAATGGAGGAGAAAAAATATTGCTTGATTTTGGAATGTGGCCTGAAGAATTTAAAGAAGAAGAATTTGATGTTTATGTAAATGAACATTTAGAAGATACTAAAATAACAGAGGGTATATTTGCCCCGTGGATGATGTATAAAAATGATTTTCTAGAAATTTTAGGAGGACACGACCCAGTAATGCATTCTTGTAGAGAAGATTCTGATTTATTTAATAGAATGTTATTAGCTGGATTTGATTTTATTCAACCCTGGAATTCTTTAGTATACCATTTAACAGGAAGAGGAGCAGGTAGTTTTGATGGTGACCCTGAAAGACATGAAAAATGGAAAAAAGATATGAATGATTCAACTTTAGAATTTATTCAAAAATGGGGAAGTAATGTTAATCATACCCCCTTAATGAAACCTATAGTTTCCCCTGTTTATAAAAAATGTGTTAATATTATTAACTCAAATCCACAATTACAAGAAGCGTTAAAACCTTGGTTTAATGGAGGAAGAGACATAATAGTTGAAATTGATGGTAATAAATTTACTCAACAAGATTATCAAATAATTCAACAACTCTCAGCGATTATCCAGGATAGTGGAGAAATTGGTACATTTGAGTTAGGTAATTTAAAAATTACAATTAATAATTTAAATTCATATGAAAAAGATTTAATAAAAATATGATAAAAAAAATTGCAGTTATTACCCCAGTATCCCATTTAGTAGGAATAAAGGAATTATTAGATACTAAAGGAGAAATATTCTACCTAGAGGATAACCCAATAAAATCAAAAGTAAGAGTACTATTAGAAACTAAAGATATTGATACTATAGTTTGTAATCCTAATCAACAATCATTTAAAATTGATAAACAATTATTAAATAACACTAAAGTAAAAATTATAAATTCATGTTCAACTGGGTTAAATCACATTGACTTAGAATATTGTAAATCTCAAAACATTGAAATTCAATGTCATAAAAACGATTATGAATTAATAAATCAATTACCATCAACTTCAGAATTAGCTTTTGGGTTAATGGTTTCTTTATTAAGAAATATCCCAAAATGTAATAATCATGTTAAAAATTATGGGTGGGATTATACTAGGTTCATGGGGAGACAAGTTAAAGATTTAACTATTGGTATTATAGGGTATGGTAGGTTAGGTAAAATGATGAAAAAATATTGTGATGCTTTTGATGCTAAAACTTATGTTTATGATCCTTACGTTGATATTAAACAAACTTCTTTAAAAGAAATATTTAAAAAATGTGATGTTGTTTCACTCCATGTCCATGTTACGAATGAAACAAAATATATGATTTCAGAGGAATTACTTGGATTATCTAAAAAGGGTTTGTATATTATAAACACAAGTAGAGGAGAAATTGTTAAAGAAGAAGATGTGGTTAAAGCATTAAATAATGGTAAATTAATAGGTTATGGAACAGATGTTATTGAAAATGAATTTGATAATATTAAGGATTCACCAATAATAAAAGCAATGAATAAAGGTAAAAATGTTATAGTTACTCCTCATATAGGAGGGATGACAACTGAAGGACAAACAAAAGCGTATAAATGGTCAATAGATAAATTATAAAAATGGAAAAAGTATTAGTAATAATTCCTGCAAAAGCAGATTCAACAAGGTTTATTGGGAAAAATAAACAATTAATCCAAGGTAAAACTTTAGTAGAACATGCTATTAGTTATGCTAAAAACAGTAAACACCAAGTTAGAATTATAGTATCAACAGAAGATGAAGAAACTAAATTAATAGCTCTTAATAAGGGGGTTGAAGTAATACATAGAGAAAAAGAATTTATGGGTGATAGAGAGGTAATGGATGTTTATGTAGATGTGTTTGAGAAACTAAAAGATGATAACATTGATTATGTTATAGGTTTACAACCAGACAACCCAGATAGGAATGTTACTTTAGATGATGGGTTAGAATATTTTATAGATTTAAAATATGATGATTTAGTTACAGTTAGTTCTGATGGATCGAGAAATGGAGCTTTAAGAATTACTAGGGCATCACACATTAAATCTGGATATGTTAGTAGAAGAGTAGGTACTATATTAGATAATTGTACTAATATTCATTCTAAAAATGATCTTACAAACGCTGAAAAAAATATAAATGAACGAGTATATTAAATCATTAAAAAACCAGGATAAATTAAATATATCAATTAACCTTGATAAAAAGTTTAAATGGGAACATTTTAAAATAGCAGGACCCTGTTCAGTAGAGGGAGAAAGTATTATTGAGATTTCAAAAGAAATTAAAAAATGTGGAGCAGATGCCTTAAGAGCAGGAGCCTATAAACCTTGTACTTATCCTATTTTAAAAGAAACAAATGGGTGGAAAGAAGGTCTTAGAAAAGAAGGACTTGAATTACTTAAAGAAGCTAAAAAACAATCAGGTTTACCTATTGTAACTGAAGTAATGGATGCTAGTATGATAGAAGAAGTTAGTGAAGTAGCAGACATATTTCAAATAGGAACTAGAAATTTTCAAAATTATACACTTTTGGATGCTTTAGGAAAATCTAATACCCCTGTATTATTGAAAAGAGGAACATGGGGTACTTTAGATGAAATATTAGGAGCATGTGAGCGTATTTTAGTTGGGGGTAATGAAAATATTGCTATATGTTTAAGAGGTGTAGTAGGTATGCCTAATTATAGACATATTTTTCCAACAATTAGATGGGCACCTGATTTAATGATGATCCCAGCTTTAAAGGAATTTACTAATATCCCCATTATATATGATCCAAGTCATTCTACTGGGTATAGAAATTTTGTTAAACCTATTTCTAGAGCAGCAATAGCTGCAGGTGCCGATGGTTTAATTATTGAAGCTCACCCTACACCTGATGAATCTATTAGTGACCCAGCTCAAGCAATTAATTATAGAACTTTAAAAACTATCTTTAATGATTAGTATTATAATAAGAAATAAAGATGAGTCTGATTTTATAGGGCATGCTATTCAATCTTGTGTTGATAACTTTAAAGATCCTGAGATTATAATAGTAGATGATAATTCTCAAGATGATTCTGATAGAGTAATTTCACTGTTTGATAACACTAATATTAGAATTCATTCTTTACCTAAAAAATATTCCCCAGGATACTCTTTAAACTATGGGGTAAGTGAATGTAATAATAACACAATTTTAGTCCTTTCAGCCCACTGTCAACTTACAAATTTAGAGGGTTGGGAAAAAAGGGTTAAAACCCAACTAAATGATTATTGTGCTGTTTTTGGGAAACAAACCCCAATATATAGAGGTAAAAAAATAACACCTAGGTATATTTGGAGCCATTTTGGGGATACACAAGAAAAAAATTTATTTTCAAAAATTGAACAACGTTATTTTTTACATAATGCTTTTTGTTTTTATAATAAAGAATTTTTAGAAAATAACCCATTTGATGAAAAACTTCATGGAAAAGAAGATAGATATTGGGCAATTGATATGGTTAAACAAGGGCATAATTACTTATATGACCCTAAACTAAAATGTAATCATTTTTGGACTCCAAGGGGAGCTACATGGAAAGGAATAGGATAAAATAAAAATACATGAAAATAAAAAATAAAAAATTCACACAACAACATTTAGATAAATGTGATAAAATTAAACAACAGGCTAATATTCAATTTAATTTAACCCCTGTTAATAATATTTGTTTAATTCTTCAAAAACTAAAAGAATTAAATGATACTGAAGGTCATTATGTTGAATGTGGTACCTATAGAGGAAATACTCTTATTCCATCAGCACTGTATTCTTTAAATTATGGGTATTTTAGTGAAAAAAAATTAATAGGTATTGATACATTTAAGGGTTTTCCTAAAACTACACAACATGATTATAGAGATCTTCCTAATTATTTTGAAACTTTAAAATCACAAAATTTAATCTCAGAAGATCATTTTAATAAATCAAAACTTAGAACTAAAAATTTTCAGAGTTTATCACATTTAGAAAATGAATATTTTTTAGATACTCAAGAAGTATTTAACAATTGTAATGAATTCAATAATATTTCTTTATTAAAAGGCACATTTGAAGAAATAACCCCTACATTTAAAGATAAAATTTCGGTTCTTCATTTAGATGGAGATTTATATAAAAGTTATTTAACATGTTTAGATAATCTATATGATAATGTAATTAGTGGGGGTGCAGTAATTTTTGATGAATATTATTCTCATAAATATCCTGGGGCTCGTGTTGCTGTAAATGAATTCTTTTTAGATAAAAAAGGACATTTTGAAAAATATTTAACTGATGAAGGCCATGAAAGATGGTGTTTTATAAAAAAATAATAATGAGTAAGATTTTATTAATAGGAAATGGCCCCTCAGCTATAGAAAAAGAATTAGGATCAAGGATAGATTCAGATGAATTTGATAAAGTTGTTAGGTTTAATAGATGGAAATTTAATGAAGATGGATCAGAGTACGAAAAAGATCATTCAAAATTTGTAGGTACTAGATGTGATTATTGGGTTATAAATGATTTACATTTAACAGAAACTAAACTAGGAATAAATAAAAGACTTTATTATGAATTAGTATTAGTAGTAATGCCTAATTTTAAATTTAATAATAATTTAGTAAATGAAGTTGAAAATAATTACCCTAATATAAAGTTTCTTAGACCCGAATTAGAAAATAATGTTAATCAGGTTATTAGTTTCTCTCCATCATGGCCTTCGACAGGTGTTATTGCAATGGAATTTGCTATACAAAATTTTGATGAAGTTTATTTACATGGGTTTGATACTTATGATATTAAATATGATACTTTACATTATTTTGAAGGAATAAATGAAACCTATGGTAAAAATGTATTTAAATTTAAAAAAAGAAAAGATCATACCCCTGAAAAAGAATTACAATATATTAATCATATAATTAAAAACCATAACGTAAAATTTTTATGAAAAAAGCATTAGTAACAGGAGGAGCTGGTTTTATTGGCTCTAATTTAGTAGATAAGTTAATAAATAAAGGAATAGATGTTATAGTACTAGATGATTTATCCACAGGTAAAATTGAAAATATTAACTCAAAAGCAAAATTTTGGAAAACTTCCTTATTAGATTTAACAGATACTTCATTTATTGGGATGGAGATTGATGTAGTATTTCATTTAGCAGCATTAGCTAGGGTACAACCTTCAATAGAAGATCCAATTAAATATAATAGTATAAATGTGGAAGGTACTCTTAAATTATTATTTGCAGCTCATAAAGCAGGAGTAAAACGTGTAGTTTATAGTGCTAGTAGTTCTTGTTATGGTAATGCTACTATTTTTCCAACTCCTGAAACCCACCCAACAAATCCATTATCTCCCTATGGTTTACAAAAATATATTGGAGAACAATATTGTGAAGTGTTTAGTGAAGTATATGGTTTAGATACTTGTTCGTTAAGATATTTTAATGTATATGGTGAGAGAATGAATTTAGAAGGAGCTTATTGTTTAGTTATGGGTATATTTGCAAAGCAAATGTTAGATGGTAAACCTTTAACAATTACTAATGATGGAGAACAACTTAGGGATTTTACGTATGTAGGTGATGTTGTAGATGCTAATATATTAGCAGCAACCCATAAAAAAAACTTACAAGGAGAATCTTTTAATATTGGGAATTGTGATAATTATTCTGTTAATGAAGTAGCAGATATGTTAGGAGGTGAAAAAACTTACGGAGAAAAAAGATTAGAACCCTTTAAAACTTTAGCAGATAATAAAAAAGCTAAAAATATATTGGGTTGGGATCCAAAAGGAGATTTACCCCAATGGATTAAAAAATATAAAAAAGACTTAGGAATATGAACAAATATAAGTATTTTCATAGATCAGACTTAAACAAGGAAACTGTAGGGGTTGTAAAAGCTAAAAATGAAAAAGAAGCTTTTTTAAAGGCTGCTAATAAAAAGCAACTTTCAATTTCTCATTTTATAAACTTATTTGCTATAGAAGAAATTAAATAATGAAAGAAAAAATCAAAAAATCTTTATTACCTATTGGGGGGAAAAATGTTAAAGTTGAAGAAAGTAAAAAATCTAAGGAAAATAAACATAAATTATTTTTTCTTCAAACTTTAAATACCTTAGTTTCAATCCAAGAACGTTCTGAAAAGTTATTTGTAGAATATGGAATTAATCAAATTATGTATGAAGATTTATATTTTCAAATTATAGAAGATTTAGTATATGAACATTTTGGATCATCAGTAGCTGAAGTAGTGTTTTGGTGGGTTAGTGATGTAAATTCTCCAAAAAATGAAACTTTTTATATTCTAGATGAAAAATCTGGGGTAAAACACAGGGTAAAAACTCCACTTCAAGTATATAACACTTTAAAAAAATTAAAGATATTTAAAAATATATAATATGTATCAAACAAAAACAATGGAATTAAAAATGATTGAATGTCCTAAATGTGGAGATGATTTTCCAAAACTAAGAAAAGAAAAATATGGTTATCATGTTTGTGTTAACTGTTCAACAGAAACCGCAAAAAGAGGAATACCTGTAATGAGAGGAACAGGGGATCATACATGGGTAGATTTAGAAGTAATGACTCAGGAACAATTTGAACGTTTTGAAGAAATGGAAAAGAAAACAAAAAGTGAAGTAACCCCACTTAGAAATGAAGATAATAACCTACAAGGCCCATTTACTATAAAAGAAACAGATAATTAATGCCTGCAGCAAAACCCATATCAAAAGATATGTGTTTAGCAGCTATGGATAAAACGAAATCAGTTAAGGCAGCTGCTAGATATCTAAATTGCTCATATCACCATTTAAAGCGTTATATGAAGCTGTATGTTGATGAAGAATCAGGTAAAACATTATTTGATAAACATAAAAACCAACAAGGTAAAGGTATACCTAAATTTTTAAGAGCAAGTGGTAAAGAGCCTGCTTTATTAGATATTATAGAAGGTAGAATAGATGTATCTTCATTTTCACCTGATAAATTAAAATACAGACTTACAACTGAGGGTTATTTAGAGGAATGTTGTGGTAATTGTGGATTTCAAGAACATAGAGTAACTGACCATAAAGTCCCATTAATATTACATTTTAAAGATAAAAATAAACTAAATTATAGACTAGAAAATATTCAATTTTTATGTTATAATTGTTATTTCTTATTTATAGGTGAAGTATTTTCAGAACGTGATATTATTAAACTAGAAGATAATAAATCAGTGACTAAAACTACAGATGCAGTAGATATGCAACTAGATGACTACCATTTACAGAGGCTACGTGAGTTAGGTTTAGATGGTGAAAATCCAACAGATGATGATGATCCTTATAATTTAGTTTCCTATAGCTAATTTGGTTTTCCCACGCTTTTTTATTATATTTATTACTGAATGAAAAAAGGTAAAAAAATACCACTTCTTAAAAAAAATAAGCATAACAAAATTGTAAATGATTTTGAAACTACAAAATCAAGACATCTTGAAAAGCAGGCTACTAAAATGCTTAAAAAAGATGAACAATTTCAAAAACTTAAGGAGAAAAAAATAAATACTAACTTTTTAAACTTATTTTAATATGGCACGAGAATTTGAAGTAAAAAATGCAGAGGAATTTGAACAATTAATTCAATCCCAAGATTTTAGAGTGTATGAAGCATTGGTTAGTACAGTATTAAAAAATCTTAAAAGTACTAAACGTCACCATCATGCTTTAAGTGTAATAAGCACTGATGAAGATTCAGTATATGATGTTACTATTGATAAAAAAGATTTCCACCATACATTAGAAGAAAGTTTATCAGCATACGAAAAAGAAGAAAAATATGAAGAATGTGCTAAAATAAAGGAAGCGATGAAATTTTTATCAAAAAAAAAGTTGAAGAAGAAATAAATTCTATTATAAATTCTTTGGCTACCTGAAGAAGGATTCGTATATTTACGGCATAAATAAAAATAATAAAGGTTATGAATAAAGTAGAAAAAATAAGTCAAATATGCGATGAAATGCTTGCATTTTCAAGAACCGCAGGTACAGTTGTAAAGGATGAATTAGATTATGATATATTAGCTGAAGAGCAAGCACAACAAGATGCTTATGAATCAGGTAGAGTTTTCCATTAAAATATTTGGTTACCTGGGAGAGGGTTCGTATATTTACGACGTAAATAAAAAAATAAATAAAGGTTATGAAAGAATTAGATTATTATATGTACCAATTTTCAGATGGAACAGTTGCCCCACATGAATTGAAAGATAAAGTTATAATAGCAATTTGGAAGGTTTATCAAAAATTAAGTAAATAAAAAATTAAGGTTATGGCATTATTCAAATTTCAAAATAACAATAAACATGGTAATCTAAGAACTAGAATAGTTCATAGTCCTACCTCACAATTTTCATTTAAACCAAGAGGTTTAGGAAAATTTGTAAATGTGCAAAGATTTTACTATGAAATGGAGCATGCAACTCTATCTCCAATTCTATTTAAAGATCAAAATGGGGATAAAATAATGATGCCTGATGGTATTAAAGTTCATCCTGAAACTACCTTGGATGATATTAAAATAAAGAGGCCAAAACCTAAAAAGCGTAAAGAACCAATAATAGAAACACATATTAGCAGTTCAAGTGGTGATGAATATACTACAAAATATTTCCCGGATTCAGGTAAGATATATTGTTCATGTCCAGGTAGTTGGAGAGCAAAAGATAGGAGATGTAAACATATTAAAGCAATGGAATTAAAAGTTAAAAAATGAAAGTTATGGATAAAAAAACCTTAAAACATTTAAATAAATATTACCCTTTATTTTCAAATAATGGTAAAGCTTCAACTTCAGGTTATTTAGGAGAATGTATCTTATGTGATATATTAGGGTGGAAACAAATAGATGGTGATGGTTATGATGCCGAAGCTGAAGAAACAGTTTATGTTAAAATAGGAAATTTAACCGTAAAAGATGCAACTAGGACTATAAGATTAGAAATAAAAACAATGACAGATAATACTGACACTCATATTTTACCTTACAGCTCAGAATCTAAAAAAGGAAAACATCATTATTTAGTTGTATATTTCTTTACCCATGATAGAGTATCTATTATCCCCCATGATGAACTAGAAGATTTATTAAGTGAATCTGGTGTTGGAAAAACTATAAATTTAAATCCTGGTATAAGACATAACCACAGTAAACCAGTATATAGCCCCCTTACAAAATTATTTCTTAAATATGAATTAGATGATTTTAAAACATTATTAAATGAAAGGTAGATATTATTGCGAAATGGAAAGCCCTATATACAGGCAAATAATAGCTGAAAAGCTAATAATAGAAGGTAAACAAATTAAAGGAACTAAAAAAGGAAAAAGGAAAAATGCCTAGACAAAAAAGTTACATATTCCCAGTATCATTAGTATTTAAAACATCAAATCGTTCAAATGCTAAAACTAAAATAAAAGTCTATAAAACTAGAAATGTAGATGAAATTATGGATGATTTAGAAAAAGGTAAATTACCTGGGGTACCTCCTAAAGCTAAAATAATCACTATTGGCTTAGGTGAGGGTATGGTTAAAAAATATAAACAACAATATAATTTATAATATTTATAAATATGGCATCATATACATCAGAACAATTAAGAGGAGCAGGTACACCTATAGAAGCAATAAGTGGTAATGTAACATTTACTTTAACTAATCCTTCAAGCTCAGCTTATTTTACAATAGAAACAGTTAGAAATTCAGAAGGATTTTATTCTTCTTCATCACCCAAAAACTCCTTAGGGGTTTATAGTTCATTAAACCAAGTAAAAAGTTTAGTAACATCTTCTTATATAGCATCTGTTGTAGTTCCAATTGGTGGTGGGTCTTTTGATTTTAATCCTACTACAAATATATCTGTAGGTACTTCTATGTTACGTGCAACTGGTAATATTTCATTAGAAATTTCTTAAAGACTCCTGCGTATATATTTGGTTACCTTGAATATTGTTCGTATATTCACCATGTAGTTAAGAAAATCTTAACTTATTAAATAAAAATTAAGGTTATGTTTAAATTTCAAGTTATTTTAAAAAATGGTAAAAATGCAGATAGGTTATACAGTAGTATACCAAAAGCAATTAAAGCAAATTCTGGAAATATCCAATCAATTACTGAGATCCAATTAATGGATTTAAGCGATTCAGCTGATGGTAAAAATACATCCAGAGGTAAACAATTTCAAAGTAGAAAAAATAAAAACTATTCTAGGTAATTATTTGGTTACTTAAAGTAGAATTCGTATATTTACACAATTAAATTAAAAAAATAAAAGTTATGTTAAAAGAATATAAGTACAAAGATGGATTATTAGAAAAAGGATTTTTACAAGCAAAAACCTTAATTGAAGAAGGAAATAAAGATAAAGCTCGTGATATTTTAGATGCTTGTATAGCTATAGTTGCTGAAACTAGATATACTAATGGTAAAGATATAGAAGATGAATTAGAAGGAGTTAAAATTGGAGTTTGGTTAAAAAGATTTTGGAATACTTTAGAAAATAATAATTTATTACTATGATAGAAGGTTATGACAAATTTATAACATCATATGCTCCTAATTATAATTTTGGGATGTTTACTGAATATGGAAATGAAGAAGTTAGGAAAATGTTAGAAGAAACTGCATATGTTATATTTACCGATCCTAGTTTAGTTAGAATTAAATTTATTGAATATGTTAAAAAAACTATCAAAAAACTATACAATAATAATAGTAAAAGTTTAGCAGAAATTAGAGATACTGAGGTTGAAGAAGAAATAGCCTTATATTTAAACACAGCTCTTGAATTTGCTGGTCATAGGTTTAAATTAACAAGATGGAATATACAAAATTAAAAAATAATGAAAAATAAAATAACAATAGACGATGTATGTAAATATGTTTCAAATTGTAGTAAAAGAGATTTATATTTTATCAAAAAATCAATAGATTTTAATAAAGAAAAATTAAATATGTTTGAAGACTCAACTAAGTTATGAATGTAAATTTATTATACGGGGTATTAATTTTTACCATAGCTCATATAGTAACTTGGTTTCAATTAAATGGACAGTTTAAATGGGAATGGTTTACTAAACATGAATGGGTATTAGCTTTATTAGGGATACCAATGTCATTACTTTATATTTGGGGGACTAAATATACGGTTCAAGGAATGGGTGGTTTGTTATGGCCAACACGTTTTATAGGATTTGGAATTGGAATGGTTATCTATTCAATATTAGTAAGTCATTTTTTTAATGAAGGTATAACAACAAAAACATTTATATCTTTATCATTAGCTGTTATATTAATTTGTATTCAAGTTCTCTGGAAATGAAATATTACCATCACCAAGGACACTTATATAACATTCTTAGAGAAATCCCAATCCATAATTTCCCAGATAAGGGTATGATTAAAAAGTTTATGGAAACTATAATACACTGTGATCATGTATTAATGAATAAAACCCATTATTTATTTTGTGAAACAGTGCAAGAAGCAGAAGTAGTTGAATATTTATAGTATATAATTAAATTATGAAAGATTTTAAAAAATTTATTAAAGAAGCATATTTAGGAAATCCCCTAAATGAAGACAGAAAAGCCACAGAATATATTAAATCTATTTCAGACCCTGAAGAAAGGGAATCTGAAAGGAAAAGAATGTTTGGTGATGATGAGCTAGATGAAGCAACTGATTTTAATGATCCTGCTTTAATAGCAGCAAGAGCAGCTCAAATGGCAGATGAAAAAGAAAAAGCTAGACAAGCAGCATTAGATAAAAAATATGGATCCAATTTTATGGATAAATTAGATGCTGAATTAGATTTAAAAGCTGAACTTGAAGATCTAAACCAAGAAAGGGAAATGATCATGATTGACATGGAGGAAGAAGCAGAACCAGAAGGGGGACCAATAGCTGATAGATATGGTGAAAGACTTAATCAAATTGATCAAAGAATAGCAGATATTCAAGAAGAATTAGATGATTTAAGAATGTATGAATCAGTTAAAGAAATAACTACATCCCCTGTATCTGGCACAAAAGCGGGTGTTATTCATTCATTAGATAATAGAAAGTATGTGTTAACAAGTGATATTAAAGGTGCTCAGATTGGAGATTTTATAAATGTAACTCTTCCTAAAGGAACAGTTATATATAATTTACCTGGTGGAGTATTTGCAGATCATTTTTCTTTAAAGAACAAATATGCAAGTAGATCATCAAGCGGCCCACAATATTTTGAAAAGCCTACATTTAGTGGCATATCAATTAGACGAATGCCTGATATTTTAACTGCTATTGAAAATAATAGTAATGTTATTGAAGAATCATTAAATGAAGAATTTAAAGTTGGAGATAAAGTAACTTATCTTGGACACCCAGGTGTAATAACTCACACTGAAAAAGACCCAATTGGTAGAGATTTTGTATCTATATCTTATGATAAAGGTAAGGGTAAAACAAAAGTAAGGATGATTTTAGCTAAAAGTCCTGTTGTTAAAGCTGTTAATGAAATGGAAGATGAAATGCTATTTATGGATAGAATGTATAAAGATGCAGCTGAAACTTCAATTAATTTAGATGATTTTAAAAGAACCATTAAAGCTACATATGGCAAATATGCTGAAGATGATGATACATTAGAATCAGCATATGAAAGGTTTAGAATTACTAGACCAGATCTTGAAGAAGAAAAAGATACTGATGTAGGTGGTGGAGCTAAACAAGCAATTGGACTTGATATTGATGATGTCCATGGTGGAGATGCTGCACTTGATGATGAAGTAGAAAAAATGGGGTATAATGAATCTAAAAAATTTGATTTTAAAAAGATGGTTAAAGAAGCTTTAACACCTGACTATCTTAAATAATGAAAGGTAAAATATTATTTTTTATATTATTAGTTTTAATAGGATGTCGTAAAATTGATTCTGAGGGTTATAAAACTTACACAATAAAAGAAGGTAAACATCGTTCAACTTACGCATATAATACTTCAAGAGATACAGTTTTTAATTGGTCTATAATATTTGATTCTACAGCTATTTACACAACCCAAGACTCAGCAAACCAATATGATATTAATAAATTAATTGGGTGGAGTGATTGTGATGAAAATCACATGGATTATTCAATTAGGTTTGGGTGGAGATGGTTAAATGATAATCTCGAAATACATTGGTTTAAACATACTAATGGTAGTTTTGATTTTGCTAAAATATGTAATGTTAGTTTATGTGAGGCCCATGAGTATTATCTTTCATTAACTGGTTATAAATATAAGTTATGTGTTGATGGAAATTGTGTTAATTTAGATAGGTCATGTTCTAATGATTATAAAAAATATAAATTATATCCTTATTTTGGGGGTCAAGAAGTTGCACCTTATGATATAAAAATTAAAATAAAATAATTCTTACTAGTATTTATAATAAAAGTTATTCTTACTTTAAAAACGAAAATAAATGAAAGAAGTATTAGACCTCGTTAAAGAATTTGGTTTATCTTTAGTAATAGCAATTGGAGCCTTATATGCTCTATACAAGTTTTTCTTCTTTAGCATTAGAGAGGTTAAAAATGAATTTGGAAAAAGACATGAAACCATGGCTAAAAACATGGAAGAAGTAAAAGTAAGCTTAGCTGAAGTAAAATCAGATCTAAAATTAATAGTAGAATTTATTAAAGATGCCAAAACAAAATAAGATGAAAAAAATATTATTTAGTTTTGTAACAGTTCTATGCTTATTTTCAACTGTTAATTTTTCACAAACTGTAGCACCAGTTACTTTCAGACTAGATCTAAATGATGTCATAAGTAATGTACCTAATTCTGATTCAGCACAAGTATTTGTACAAACAAATGTTGCCAGTTGGGTTGATATACCAATGGAAGATATTGGTGGAAATGGTATATGGAGAAAAAATATCAATATAACCCACCCAGCAGGTCAAAATGTAGATGTATTTTATAGGTTTAAAGTAACATCATTTGGATCAAATGGGTTACCTTACATCTTATGGGAAGGAGGACCTAATGCAGATACTAGTTGTTTAGCTGACCCAAATGATTATGGATTAGCAGGAGGATTGGTAAGAGAAGTACTAGTACCACAAGAATTAATTGATAATGGTACTTATGTTAACCCATCAGGAGAATTTAAGTTAACGCATTGTTTTAATATATGTGGTAATGCACCATGCCCACCAGAACCTTGTATTAATGGTTTAACTTCAACTAACGCCTATCAACAGTGTATTAATGGGGGAGCTCAAACTCTTATAGTTTTTGAATGGCAAACCGACTGCGAAATCCAGTCTGTTGAATATACTAATGCAGAAGGCGTTGGTCCATTTACATATCTAGTTAATTTTGATGCTTTAAATTTTGGGGTATTTGCGGGAACACTAAATATGCCACCAAATTGGTCAGTAGAACATCAATTAACAGTTAATTTTGTTGATGGAACACAATCTGCTCCTATTTTTTATACTCCACAACCATGTATTCCAGGTTGCATGGATCCTAATTCAATATCTTATAATCCATGGGCAACTAACGATGATGGCTCCTGTATCAGCAGTGGTAATAGCGGTGGTTGTGATACAAATGATTTTGAAATAACAATATCAATAACTTTAGATAATTGGCCTGGAGAAACCTCTTGGACACTAGTGTCGTTATCCGATGGAGGAATTCCTATACAGATGCCACAAGGGGAATATGACTTTGCAGATGTAGGTCAAACATATGATTATACAGTTTGTATTGATAGTTTAGGAGTCGAACTTATTATAAATGATTCATATGGTGATGGTTTACAAGGAGGTAACACACCTGGAAATGTTATTATATATAACTGTGATGGCGATACCATATGGGAACTTCCTGCACCAAACTTTGGATCTGTAGCTTATTCAGGACCTGTACAGGGAAGTGCATGTAGTGGAACAACACCTGTTCTAGGATGTACAGATCCGATGTATCAAGAATTTGATCCTACAGCTAATATAGATGATGGAAGTTGTTTAACTTCTCACATATTTGGATGTACTGATCCAACATCATTTAACTATGATCCAGTTGCAACAATGCAAGAAATAATTCCTACATGCAACTATGAGTTATGGATAGGAGATGCAGCTGCTGATGGTTGGGGCAATTCCTATATTGGTGTAATTCAAGGAACAAATCAATGGACATTTACAATTGGGCCTGGATCTTATAATCAAACATTTCCAATAACATTAGACACAGATAAACCTATTGAAGTTTATTATTTTGAAGTAGCAGCACCACAACAATCAGCACAAGAAGTTGAATTTCAAACATGGCATAATTCATTTAAACTAACTAATGCAGACGGAGTGGTATTAATACACGAAGGACAAAACCCATTTGCTAATAATGGACAAGGCGCTTTACAGCCATTTGAATCCCCATTTTATGAAAAATATCAAGCAATACCTTTTTGTGGAGATTTATGTATTCCTGTTATACTCGGATGTACTGATTCAACATCATTGAATTATGATCCATTAGCTAACACAGATAATGGTACATGCATTCCAATAATATATGGTTGTACTAATAACTTAGCATTTAATTATGATTCAACAGCAACAGTAGATGATGGCTCTTGTATAGCAACAATATATGGGTGTACAGATTTAACTTCATTTAATTATAATCCATTAGCAAATGTTGATGACGGTTCTTGTATATATTTTGGTTGCACTGATTTAACTGCATTAAATTATGATCCAAATGCTAATGTTGATAATGGTACTTGTATTTACCCAGTTTATGGTTGCACAGACCCAACTATGTTTAATTATGATCCTAATGCAAATGTAAATGATGGTAGTTGTGTACCTTTTATTTATGGTTGTATGGATCCAACTATGTTTAATTATAACTCAACTGCCAACACAGATAATGGATCATGTATACCTATAGTATTTGGGTGTATTGATTCAATCGCATTAAATTATGATCCAATGGCAAATACCGATAATGGAACTTGTATTATACCAGTAATAGGTTGTACAGATCCAAATGCTTATAATTATGATCCTACAGCTAATGTAACAGATTCTACCTCTTGTTTATATGATGCAGGTTGTATTACAGGGCCAGGTAATCCTTATTGGCTAAATGATGATTGTTATGCTTGGGTAATTAGTATAGACCCTTATTGTTGTAATGTAGCTTGGGACAACAATTGTCAAAATACTTATGATTATTGTGCTTCAAATAGTGGTTGGGTTGGAGTTGAAGATTTAGTTCAAGGTGGAGGTGTAGCTATTTATCCAAACCCTACTACAGATAAATTAAATATAGTAAGTTCAAGATTAAATAATACATTTGTAACTATGTATTCAACATCGGGTCAAATAGTTATTAATGAAACTAATAATAGTGTTATTGATATAAGTCATTTAGAAAATGGAATATACTTTATGAATGTAAAAGTAGGAAAATTAACTTATATTAAAAAAGTAATTAAACAATAATGAAAAGAATATTATATATATTAATATTAATACCATCTTTAATATTTGGACAAGAAATAGAAAAGAAGCCATTTGAAGATTTTAATAAAAAATTTAAAAAGGCAATTAAGTTTGCTACTTTCTATGGAGCAGTAAATGGAAATAATAGTATTGCTGATGTAGACATATATTCAGTTAATACAGGCCAATTACAAAATAGTACGATTAAAACCCCATTTGATTATTCAGTTGTATTAGGTGTTAGAAAAATAGCTAGATTTGGATATGAAAATAGAGCAAATGTGTTTTATAATGGTACAGAACATTCATATGCTGATGCAGCTACAGTAGGTAAAGTATCTGGATTTGAATTTTTATTTGAAGTAGATTATAAAAGAAGATTTGGTAATTCATTTTTAGACCAACAACATTTTTTAAGATATGTAGCTGATAAATGGATAATTAAAACAGAATATGTACAACAAGGATTTGCTGATATAAAATACTTTGAGTCATCCCAAAGGTATAGACATAAAATGGGAAAGAAATTTTCATGGAATGTTGGTATAGTTCAAAGAATATCTGAACCCTATGGTTATAACCCACTTGAAGAATTTATACTACCAAATGGTAGTTTACATTATACTTCATTAGCATTACAAGAGGGATACAATATAGAATTTTTACCAAATGGAGAAACTAATTATCTAAACCCAGAGGGAAATGTAGTTGCAAATAATTCTATAATATGGGAAGAAGTAATAATTCCCCAAGTATTATCTGATTATGTAAGACGTAAAAAGGAAGAAATACCACAACAATGGAATCATTCTTTTGTATTAGGGTATGATTTTTATCATTATACTAAAACATTCTGGATACATTCTTGGGCTAGTGTTATGCCATTTCATTTAGAAACAGGAACTTACGCTTATCATAAATTTATAGCACCCAAGCAAACATGGGTTGATTTAGGGGCAGGTTTTATCTTAGGATATAAATTTAATAAACATCTTGGGGTATTTATGGAAGGTAAATATAATAAATATTGGAATAGGCAATGGCACGATTTTAGTGTTGGATTAAACTATATAATTTTCTAAAGAACTAGTAATGGCTAAAGAGTTAAATGAAGATACAGGTTTTAAAGTAAGTATCAAAACCTTAGTTGGGATAGGAGCAGCAATGGCTACAGTAATTAGTATGTGGTTTGTATTACAATCGGATATAGCTGAAGCAAAAGAACTTCCTATACCACCCCCACCAGATGTAACTCGAATGGAGTTTGATATGAAGGATCAATTAATACGTCAAACTATTATGTCAACCCAACAAACGGTTGATAAATTAGAAGAAAATATGAAGCGTATTGAGGAAAAGTTAGATAGGTTAATCGAAAAAAGATAATATGAAAAAGATATTAACATTAATCATTTTATTATTTACCCTAAGTGTTACATCACAAATCCAAGTAATACAATTTAATGCTAATTGGAATACAGCTAATGGGGTTAAATGGTTAGACCAATTAACAGATTGTAAAGTTAAAGAAATTTGTATAGTAGCAGATAAAAATGCTCAATCAAAATATAAAATAGTAGTAGTACCAACAATTATTGTTTTGAATCATGGTGAAGAAGTAAAACGTTACCAAGCAAATATCATGATGAAAATGGAAGCTAAATTAGAAGATATACAAAATTTAGTAGATGAAACAGTAATGGAATCTTTTTAAATTATAAGTGAGATATAAGATAACAACATATTGAAGGTGTGCACATAAAGGAATAGACAAAGGGGCAGTTAACCCCTGGTAGGACCTTGAAAAGCCATTGAAGATTGAAGCTCTTAACTACAGTTCTATTCCTTTTTTTAAAAAAACTTGATATTTTTATAAAAGTTTATTATATTCCAAGTAAAAATAATATGAAAAACATTTCTTCCTCTATAGAAGATGAAAAATATTTTTGTATGCTTAATAGATTAAATGGTTTTGATTTAATCAAACATGAACAATCAAAACAAATAGAATTAGGTATTGCAGAAGCTAATAATAATCTTATTTTATCCAAAAATCTAGAAAAACAATTAATGTTTATTGATGCTATTTTAGAAGTAAGATCTATAAAAAATTAATAGAATTAATAAAAATAATTTGGCTTTTTAAATAATTTTTCGTATATTCCGGTAAATTAAAAATATGAAAAAAATTACTACCTCACGTTCTTTTTATAAAGAATTAGTTAATAAATTCCCGAAAGTTAAACCAACAGTTATGCCTAGACTTTTATTAGAAATAGCTGAAGGGATGGATAAACAGGGATTAATTGCATTTAAAGAAGTTTCAAAACCTAATCTTATGGATTTGGGTCATTTAGATGAAGTAGAGTATAAAATGCAGGCTTATGCCTTATCTCCTACTGAAATTGAAAATGCAAGAAATTTAATAGCAGCAGTAAAAACATTACTCCCTGAAAACCATAGAGTGTTAGCTGAAAAATTAGAAAGTATACTTTTAATTAATCAGTAAAGTTATGGCAAAATTAAGAAAAATGGTTACTTACACTGATTACAGATGGGAAGAAACCGAGGATTTAACTCCTGAACAAATTAAAAAATGGAAATCTGAAGATGAAGATCTTCAAGAAGAAGTATTAGAAGAAGTAGAATTTGACTTGTCACATGATAAAGTTTTAGAAGATCATGATTGGCCTGAGTTAATAGAGGATGAATAATTTTATCAAATTTACTTTAATATGGATAAGTCAAAATTTAGCTATACCATTTTGGATAGTAGGACACATCCATTTATCAATAAATGTGTATAAAGATATACATGAGTTAGGAGCATCAGTAGGAATGAATCTTATAGTATTAATAGGATTTATATTAGATTATAAACAACAAAATAAAAAATAAGTTATGGCAAGAAAAGGAAGACCCTCAGGTAGTGTAACAAGAACATGTTTAATAAAAGATAAATTAATATTACCATATGAGATTCATATTGATGAAACAACAGGTTCATATTTAAAAGTAGTAGCAGAATCACAATCAACAGTTGGTTATTATGCTTCATTAGCTCATTTAATAAAAAGTATTTCAAAAGAAAAACATGTACCTCAAGGTGCTAATGGTAAAGTTTATTCATTAAATGAATATGTTAATGCAATGTCTAAATTAGAAAAATCAATGAATGAATTACTTTCGCCTTCTTTGTAAGGCTTCCGGTGGAGTGCTTGGATACCACAGATCTTGTTCGTATATTTACGGCATAAGAAAGTTAAGAAATACTTAACAAGTTATAATTAAATAAATAAAAGTTATGTTAGATTTAGAAAAAAGTGAATTTTTAAATGATGCTCAAATTGCAGAGCAAGCTCCATGTGTATTCAATGAAAGCCCAAGTGCTGAAGTTTCAAAACATTATACACACATTCCTACTAGTAAAGTAATTAACGATATGAGAACATTAGGTTGGGATGTTGTTGATGCTAAAGAAGTTAAAGCAAGAAAAAATAGTACTAAAGGTTTCCAAAAACACCTAGTAGTATTTAGAAATCCAGATGTTATTATTAATGGTAAAGATGGAGATACAGTTTTCCCACAAGTATTACTTACTAATAGCCATGATGGTAAAAATGCATTTACATTTACCGCTGGATTATTTAGAATGATTTGCGAAAACGGTTTAGTTATATCAACTTCAACATTTGAAGATGTCAAAATGAGACATATGGGTTATTCATTTGAGGAATTACAGGTTAAAATTAAAGAAATGGTTGAAAAATTACCTTTAACTGTTGAATCAATGAATAAAATGCAAGCAACCGAAATTGGTGAGAATCAAGCAGTTGAATTTGCTAAAAAAGCTCTTAGTACTAGATTCCCAGAAAAGGAATTAAAGAGAATTAAGATTGATTTTAATCAATTACTTACACCTACTAGAGATGAAGATTGTGGATCTGATCTTTGGAGTAGATTTAATGTAGTTCAAGAAAAAATTATTAGTGGTGATTTTACTTACATTGCAGGTGGTAAAGTAAGAAAAGCTAGAGAAATTAAAAATTTCAAGCAAGATCAAAAGATTAATAAAGATTTATTTGAATTAGCGTTAGAATATGCAAATTAATTTAAAGGCTTATGCGCAGAGGCTTGGTTACCTGAGCCTCTGTTCGTATATTTATGACATAAGAAATTAAAAATAAAGGTTATGAAAAAAGTTTTAAAATACATCAATAATAATATAGTAGAATTAGTAGCACTTAGAGATATAGCTATACTTGCTGTTATGTTAGTTGCGGCATGGGAATTAATTAAATTTTTAATTATAAATGTAGCATAATGAATAAAGAAGAAATTTTAAATATAGCAAACGAAGTCTATCCTAAAATAGTAAAACATTTTGGTAAAGGTGAAAAATCAATCCCAGAGATAAAGATATATAGAAATGTTTTTGTTGCTTTAACTGGAGATGAAGATGCAGAAGGTGAAGATACACCAACTGGTAGATATGATAGAGAAAGTAATGAAATACAAATATTTTCAGATTATATTCCAAATAAAGAAGAAGTAATTAGAAATCTAATTCATGAATATACTCATTATAAACAACCAGATGGTATAGATAAATGGTATTATGATAGAGGTTATACTTACAAAAGTAACCCTGCTGAATTAGAAGCAATAGATGCAGAGGATGACTGGAAGTTATTTTCTTAATATTTATAAGCATGGAAAATTTCAATAAACTAATAAAAGAAGCATTATCAGGAAATCCACTTCCAGAAATGATGTCTGCTGAGATGAGAAAAGTTATGGATCAAGAAAAGGCAAAAGTAGAAGATACACTTCAAGCCTTTGATAGAGAAAATCCTGATTATAGATATAAATCATATGATGTTAATGATCATGAAGGTGAAATTTTTATAGTATATAATACTCAAGCTGATTATGATCAAATTAGAGGCAAAGAGGCATTATTAGATTTATTAAGCAATTTTCAATTTCCTGTTTACCTACACTACACAGTTAGAGATGATTATAGATCAGATAATCATGATATCTATTCTAAAAAAGGCTATGAATTAGCTTAAAAATAATTGCGTAAATATTTGGCTACCACAGATATTGTTCGTATATTCACCATGTAGTTAAGGTTAATTACAATTAAAAAATAAAGGTTATGATAAAAATAGATGATTTAGTAGGTGTTTTTCAGTTTGGAACTGATACATTCAAAGTAAAAAGAATTCAAGGTAATAATGTATTAATTCAAGGTGCTAATAAAGCAACTACCACAGTTAATATTCACGATTGCATTAAAAAAACATTTAAAATAGTATAAATAAAGGTTATGAAATTAGATTACAGCACATTAACAAAAGTAGAGCAATTATATAAATCAGATGATTTTAAAATTGAAACAAAATCCAATAAGTTTGAAGGTAAATCTCTTATGCTTAGATTTGGATATTGGAATGAAGTAGATATTACGGGATTAATGAAAATATTTAGGCCCTTAGGTTTCACAGTTGAAATGAGTGAATGGGAAGATGATGAATGTGGTTGGAAATATAGTTACCACATTAAAAAATCAAGCAATCCCTTAGAATTAATTCCAGGATTTATGGGCACTGAAAAAGGATAAAAATAAAAGTTATGAGAAAATTAAAAAGATACGCAGTAGTAATAGACACATATGTTTATGCTGAAAATGATTATATGGCTAGAAAGAAAGCCCATGAATGTAAAAAAGAGGTAGATGGTGTTTCATTTAGTGATCACACTCGAGTAATAGAAATTACTGAATGTCCTTTTGCTAGTATAGAAACTAGAGCATTAGATAATATAGGTGAACCATATAAGGTTCAAAATAAAGTGAAATTTGAAATATCAACATCTAAATGGACTAATAAAGACCCTTTACCGTTTTGATAGTAGTAATGCAAATAACTCTTGACTATCTGATAGCCCATCAGATGGTACAAGAATTAGATAATTTAATGGGGCATAATTTACCTTGGCATCAAACAGAAACAAAATCCCAAATAAAATATTTTAAATTAGACTGAAATGAATAAATTAGTTTTAATATCTTTATTTACATCCCTAATTGGAATAGGTTTCATACCTAAAAGTAAATCTATTCTAATTTCTAAGGATAAAGCATTAACTGTAACTGATTCTACTTATGTAGAAGAAATAGATGGTGTAGGGGGGGTTTGGGTTAAAGATACTTATATTATTAATTTAACACCTATCAAATTAACAGATGAAGAAATAAATGCTATTAGATTAATTCAAGCATTAATTCAAGTTGAAAGTAGAGGTAAAGAAAATTGTGTTGGGGATAAACATTTAATAATACCTTCAATAGGTGTTTTACAAATTAGACCCATAATGGTTAAAGAAGTAAACCGTATATTAAAAAGGCAAAATAAAAATAAACGCTATAAAAATAAAGATAGATATAGTAGAGTTAAATCTATTGAAATGTTTATTATATGGAGAGATTTTCACCATAAAGACCATGATAATGAAATAATAGCTCGTTGTTGGAATGGTGGTCCTAAGGGATGGAAGCGTAAAGCAACATTACATTACTGGAATAAAGTGCAAAAAGCATTAAAGAAAATTGCATAAATATTTGGCTACCGCAAATATGGTTCGTATATTTACCATGTAGTTAAGTTAAAAAATATATAAAAAATAAAGGTTATGTTAAAAGTAGAAAAAAAAGTTAAAAGAGGTCGTCCAAGTAAAAAGCAAGTTGTAGGTAATGCTACAGTTAGTAAATGGAAGCCTGAATTAGTAAAAATGGATAACTTATCATTCGATAAAGATTTATTCGTTCCTATGAAAACAGGTAAAAAAATTGATTCATTACTTTCAAGCGAAGGCGGGTTAATGAAAGGTACAAATTTTGCTTTTGTTGGAGATCCAGGAGTTGGTAAATCAACAGTTATGTTAGATGTATTAGCTGATTTACAAGAAAAAGGTCAAAAATGTTTATTCATTTCTGGTGAAATGACAAGTATTGATATGTTTGGGTATGTTAAAAGATACCCAAAGTTTGGTCAATTAGATATTTTATTTATGGGTGATTATATTGAAAAAGATCCTATGGTTGTATTAAAAAGTGTATTAGCTCAAGGGTTTGATGTTGTATTGATTGATTCAATGGCTGAAGTTTGTACTAACATTGTAGATTTTCATGGTGGTACTTTTAAAAATGCTGAGAGCCAAGTGTTAAATTTACTTGAAAAGCATAATAAAGCTGAAAATACTGCTAATAAAAATACTTCATTCATGATCATTCAACAAGTTACTAAAGGTGGTGAGTTTGCTGGTTCAAATAGATTCAAGCACATGCTTACTGGAATGGGTCATATGAAATTCACTGAAGGCAGTAGAGTATTATTCTTTAGTAAAAATAGAAGAGGTGGTCAAATGGATAAATTACATTTTAGCCTTGATCAGAGTAATCATGTTGGATGGTTATTCACTGAAGCAATGAATGCTGAATAAAATATTAACTACACATAACCAATACCCCCATTTCCTAGCGCGTAAGCGCTTTTGGGGGCTGAAAAATAAAAGTTATGATTAGAGAAAAACAACCACCAAAAGAAATAATAATAGATTTAACAGGCCCAGATGGTAATGCATTTGCATTAATGGGTTATGCTAAACGATTTGCTAAACAATTAGAATGGAAAGATGGAGGAGCAGCTCTTATAAACGAAATGATGGAAGGTGACTATGAACATTTGTTAGAAGTGTTTGACAATGCTTTTGGTTCATTTGTAATACTAGAAAGATGAATAAAGAAGATAAAGGTAAAAAATACGCATTTAGAACAGAACAATCAATTCCACCAAAAGATGAATATTGTCACTACTCAGGTTTACCATCACCAAGTGCATATGGTAAGGATGATATAGATTATGATGGGATGGGTAATCAAGGCAGAGTGCCTTCTAAAAAGAAAAAAATGAGACATAGAGAAGAAATAGTATTAATGTGGATTATATTAGTAATAACAGGTTTAGGAGCAATAGTATATTATCCCCCTATTTTACTAGTTGGTATAATTTTATATGCATCAATTACACTATATAATCACTACAGGTATAATAAATGAGAAAGTTTGATATAATAAAAGATTGTGATGGTAATAAAATCCAATCAGGGGATCAAGTTCACCATAAATGTAAAATAGATGGTCAGTATAAGGAAGGTACTATCCATCATATGGTTGGTGGTTCGTTTGGAATTGGAAGTGATAGATTTAGAGCAATTTATAATTATAGTGAAGTGAAAGTTTATAGTATTAGAAAAATAAATAAATGATATGGTTAAATACATAATAGCAATATGTTTGTTAACAAGTTGTGTTAGTAAACAATTAATTTCGGATAAAGCAAGTATTGATGGTGCGTTAAAAAATCTAAATGAATTAAACAGGTGGGTTTATTATGATTATAATCATGGTAATATCAGTGATAAGACAATGAGAGAATACAATAACTTAATAGAATTGATAGAATATCAGTTAGAGGATATTAAATATAAAAAAAATAAGAAAAAATGAAATCATATTTAATTATTATATTATGCTCTATTAGTTTTAATTATTATTCTCAATTGATGAATCCTACAACATTAAATATTAATTTAAATACTCCCCCGCCTAAACATAAGGTAGATTATACTGAAAATGTATTAATGGTTGTTGGTGGTTTAGGTTTTATAACAGCGGGTGTTTTGGGTAATAATAAAAATCGTCGTGATCCGTTTAATAATAAAAATGCTTTATTTTGGAGGATTAGTCCTTCTAAACTTGCTATTGTGTTAGGTAGTGGAACTATTGTGTTAGGGTTAACGATAAGATTATAAAAAAATAAATAATGGGTACAAAAAGTAAGGTATTAGATTATATAGAAAATATTTTGGAAATACCCAGACAGGAATATGATGGAATGCCTGCTTGCCCCTTTGCTAAGCAAGAAAGAGAATCAAATAATATCTATTTGGATGAGATAACAAGTGGTAATAGTTTCCTTAAGTGTATAGGTAAGTTTTATAAATCAAATATGAATTCAGCAGTGTTTATTCAAAATGATGATATCGAGGAAAATGAAACTAGGGCGTATCAAAAGTATTTAAATAGATTATTAAAAGAATTTAATATAAAACATTGGAAGGTGTTGTGTATTAACCCAAAGGATGAATTAGATGCTAGTGGGCTAAATGTTAGATCATTGGCACCTTGCTTTTTAATATTAATTAATCCTAAACAACAGATAAATGATGCTCATAAGTCAATGTTAGATACAAAGTATTATGATAATATGAGTAGTAAGTATAAAAAATATTTAAACGTAATTAAAAAAGAACGTGATAGGTAGCAAAAAAGTTCGTATATTACCAATAAAAATAAAATAAAATAAAATAAAATAAAATAAAATAAAATAAAAGTTATGAGTAAAAACAGTTTAAGACAAATAGTGTTAACATTTAGTGCTTGGAGAGAGACTTTAAGCCATGTTAAAGAGAAAAAGGCTCGATTAGAGGAGAGAAAAAGGAGACAAAATAGGAAGTCAATGATTCAAAAACCTAAAAGCTCTTTTTAACATGAATAATGAATTTGATACGTATATACGAAAATTAAAGTATTATAAAGAATTGTATTTGATAGATGAAGAAGCTTATGGTGAGGGTGATGTTTATGATTTGAAGCCTGTGTTGGATGATTTTATAAAGTATGTTGAGTTGGCTTCTAGTATTAAGAGACCGTCTCAACAAGGTAATTGGTGTGATCCGTTTTTTGTGGATCAAAAAGGAATAAAAGTTAGTGATAAATAAATAAAAATAAAAGTTATGGATTTGGATTTTAGGAATATAGTTACTAGGTATTTGCAGTGTGAGATTAAAACTGAGGTTAATGATTTTGATGAGTGTGAGATGCAGTGTTATACAGAGTCTACTGCCGATGGGTATGATGTTTATGTTTTAAAGTATACTCAAGATACACTTAGTGTTTGTGAGAACATTTATTATTATGATCATGATTTGGCAGAACAAATTATGGTTAGTATTGATGAAGATAGGATTGATTCGATTTATATTGATGAGGATTTGTATGATGACATTTATTTGGGGGATGCGTTTGAGGAGTATTTTCAAAATAATGTTGATATGATTGTTAATGATAACCCTGAATTGTTTAGCGATGAGGAAAAGTCGTTTATTAGGGAAGAATTTGAAGTGGAGATATGAGAAAGCTAGGTGGGTATATCAGAAAATCGAAACATAAGCGGTATGTGGAGGAGATGGTTATTGTAATGAGGGATCGTGTGTGTAAGCAGGCTGTGATGTATGGGTCTTCTGATGTTAATACTCGTAAGTTGTATCTGAAGTATAATGAGTATTTGAATAAGTTGAATAAGGAATTAAATTAAATTGTGTATATGAAAACTAGAATAATAATGATAACAACGGTACTAGCTATGGGGTGCCTGGTTTGGTTACTTGGAGAGAATCGTGCTTATAAAGCGCAGTATGAAAAACAACAAGTTAAAGAAGCTGAGTTAATTGATCGGATATTTGATTTGCAATCTGAGTATGATATGTTGCTTGATGAGGCTCTTAGATTGGAGAATGAAACTCAAATATTGGGTTCTATGATTGATGAAATGGAGGTTTATATTGAGGAAAATAATGATTAGGGATTTAGTGTTGTTATTTTGGGCTGTGTCTTTGTTTATTGTTTTGTTGGCGTGGTATAAGGGTAAATTTAAATTGTAAATTAAATGTTATGGAGAATAAGTGTTATGTAATTTCGAGAGAACAAGTAAGTAATGAATTGGGTATTGAGATGGCTCATAGTGTTGGTGAGGCTAGGGAGATGCAACGTGAGAATAGAATGCATTATATTGATTCTGTTTATTTGACTTTGGGTGATTTGAGTGTGTTAAGTAAAATGGTTGAGGATAATGAGGTGTTTGGGGATTAAGTAGGGAATTAAGCGCAATGTGTGCCTATTAAGCGATATGGGTGGTAAACAATATAAGAATTAAGCGAGTATGTGAAAAATCAAGCGCGTGTTACGTGAGTTGAGATGCATTCAACGTTAACCCCTTGAGCCATCAATCCACCCCTTTTTAACTTACCTTAAAAATATATATGAACAATGCGCTGTTCACGCCTCTCCGCGAGGGGGGTTGGCTACCGCAGGAAGCGTTCGTATATTTATGGC